AAGAATGAGCAGATATGAGAGGTAAAGAAGAATGAGATTGATTGATTCAGATGATTTAATAAACGCCAAACCCGAATTTATGAATGAGAAGATTGTTCGTGATACAAAGTATCAAACAGCAAAAGACCGTATCTATGCAAAGGCTTGGAACGCTTGTAATTCTTATTGGTTGAATACAATTAAAAATGCCTCAACAGTTGATTTTCCCGATTGGTACAAGGTTTATGAAGATGTAAAAGGCACATTTGAAAGACCACAAGGCGAGTGTAGATCTTGCAGACACCATGATCCTGAAGATAAGAGATGTGATTGTGGTGGGCAGGAAAGGCAGGGTTGCCATTTTCCTGTTAGTGATGATTATTACTGCAAGTATTATGAGCGAGGTGGTGAAGATCGTTACGGCGTTAGTTATCTACATCAAGACAGTATTACCAAAAGTGATACGCATTTATGAGAGGTAAAGAAGGAGCCAATGATGGAGCGAATAATACTTAATAGAATAGATATTGAGAACATCATAGCCGAAAAATATGATCTTAATCCTCAAAATGGGGACACCATGGCTCTTGTCATTGAGAGTAAAACAGTTATGAAAGATACAGTAGATGCTAAAAAGGTTTACTATCCTGTCGCATATATTTGGAAGGAGAGCGATAAAGAAGAATGAGACCAGAACCCTCGAAACCGAGAACGATACAACCACCAAGATATGATGGAGTCTTAGATGTTCAAAAAGGAATATTGTCTATTGAAAGAAATGACAAAGACGGGAAATTATCCTATGAACAATTAGCTGAGATAATACCAACAGAGGTAAAAAAGAATGGGCAGATATGAAGGAAACGATAAAGCACATTTAAGACCGTGTGATTTTGATAATGCCGGAGATGTTCTTCCTGATGGTTATAAACGAATTGATGGGATTATTGTTACATCTAATTGGAAAAGACACATAGTTGATAATGGATATAATGCAGATTGGATATGTAAAGATTGTGGGTATGTTGTAAAGACAGATTATCCACCTATGGAATGTCCTAAATGTATGAGAGGAGAGGAAGAATGACCTGTGATAATAAATGTATTCATTATCCTGTCTGTGAACAGAAAAAATTTGAATTTGCCAATATTGAGGAGTGTCCCTATTATTACAATCACATAATCAATACTGTTATTCCTAATGAGTGGCAAACAGAAGTTGTTGAGATTAGAAAATGCTACGCAAAATGTCCTTATTGTGAGTTTAGTTTTGAGATGACAACTGGCAGAGAATTACCCTATTTTTGTGGTGGTTGCGGAAGAAGATTGAGAGGTGGAGAAGAATGAAGATAACGGCAGAAATTAACGATTATAGTGAACCAGCAAAGACTCCAATTCGTATTCATAATCATTGGAATATCGGAAGTTTTGTTGAACTGGAAGTGAATGGAGAAAGATACACAGTTAAAGGTAGCGAGCTAATATCCGCAATTAACAGGTGTATGACTGATACTTTTGGGGAATGATGGGGTAATGAAGAATGAAACGAATAATTGATGTTGACGAAAAACTTGTTTGTGAAGGGTTTGTGCGTAACTTTACAGAAGAAGAACGAGATATATTGATAAGAGCCATCAGGGATAGCACACCTTATGAAGAAAGATCACAGGGTGATTTAATAAGCCGTGAGGCTTTGAAAAAGGCATTAAGCGAACCGTTATATCGTTCAACGATAAAGGACTTTGGAGAAGTTATTGAGTACACTCATATTATGAATACTATCGACAATGCCCCGACAGTTGAAGATGAAATATTAACAAAGTCGAAATCTGATAGTGCGGTTGATATAGACGGTTTTGGCATAAATGGTTATTGAGAGGTGAAGAAGAATGACTAATGAAGAAGCAATCAAGATATTATCTCATACATCGAATTTGGGTTACGGTGTCGTTATTGAGGTTATGGAAGGACATACCACAAGGGAAATCAAAATGGCATTAGATAAAGCTATCGAGACTCTTGAAGAAGAAAGACCACAAGGTGAATGGATAAATACTTCTCCATACGATGATAAGGGGGAGTGTTCATTATGTTGTTATTTATCAAAGAAATACTATAAATTTTGTCCGTATTGTGGATCAGCTATGCAGAATGGTGGTGCAGAATGACCTGTAAAGACTGTATTCATAGCGGATTGTGTTATAAGGAAAATGACTTTGATAATTTTCCTGATAGATGTGGAAGTTTTATTTCCGACAAAGTTCTTGATGAAAGACCACAAGGTGAGTTTACTGATTTAGAGCGAAAAGTAACTGCTGGGGCTATCAATTATCTTCTTGGTGCAGAATTACTCGAAGAAAATGGATATACAGAAGAAGTCATAAATGCACTTAAATCTGTTTTACAGAAAGTTGGTGCAGAAGAAGATCCATTTATAAGGCGGTGCGGAATGACTAATAAAGAGGCTATTAAACTAATTCAAGGAATAGAAGAAGATGGTAGGAATGTTACTTCTGACCATGTTGAGGCTCTTAACCTTGCAATCAAGGCTTTGGAATTTACTGATGAAAATTACCCTAAAACATTTATTGATTATCTTAATGGTGAGCAGATATGAGACTAATTGACGCAGACGCTTTGAGAGACTACGCCTTTGAAATATATCAAGGTAATGGAGTAGAACTTGAAACCCTTATGGTAGTGCCATTGAGAGAAATCAACAATGCCCCAACAGTAGCGGCAATATCAACAGAATTACATGAAAAGATCAGGGATAAACTCATTCGATCAAATTTAAGACCGCAGGGTGAGTGGATAAGATATAGAGATAATCCACATCAGCCCGAACACATCAAATGTTCTAATTGTGGTCAGTATTGGAGTGTTGCAGATCACGATAAGACTTTCGATTTTTGTTTTAAATGTGGTGCATATATGCGGAAAAGGGACAAGCATGAAACTGATAATTGATATACCTGATACAACTTATGCTTTTGTGAAACAGCTACAATGGATAAGTACCGGAAGGGGTAATTGTAAAACCGTACAACAGACAGTAATAAATTCGATCAAGTTCGGTGTTAAGCAACCGCAGGGGAGATGGATCTGCACAGTTCAGTCGAGTTTTCCACAATATGAACCTGATGAATATAGATGTTCTGAATGTGATGGTATAGGGTATAAACTTGATAAATTCTGTAAGCATTGTGGAGCGAGTATGCAGAAAGGCGGTAGCAACGAATGACAGATTCCCAGTGTGTAGATTATTTAGAAAACATTTGTAAGATGTTTGTCAATGGTAGTAAAAATTGTGAAGGATCCGCTTTGGCATACCAGCAGATCTATATATCGGCAATACGACACGCTATAGCCAAATTACAAAGTGAAGTGGAAATAGAAGGCGATACGAAATGAACGAAAAAACTGATTATGGGTTTGGCGTTAAGGTAACTACTCATTTTGATGGTGCGTGGAGTTTCGGAAGTTGTATATCACATTCTTTTGGAGAAACTTATTTGTTTATCAATTTTGCAAAGTGGAGTATTAGCATTGGCTATCTTATGAAAGAAGGTGAAGAAGAATGAGCCTTGATAAAGCAATAGAACACGGCAAAGAACATAGAAAACCGTATAAAGGAGCAAAAGCAATAGATCATACTTGCAGAAATCACGGCAGTTGTGAGTGGTGTATGGGGAACAGACAATATAAGTTTAAGAAGGCAGAGTTGAGAGATAAAGAAGAATGAACGGAACATCATTAACAGATATTGCTAATAGCACTATTGCTGAATTAAAGGAAGAAGGCATTGAGCCTACTCTTGAAAATATCACTGATAGGCTCAATAAGCATATAAATTTAAGTGAATGGGCTGGTTGTAATGGTGGTCTTTGCAGAAATTGTGATGAGTATGAAAATTGCAGATTTGCTCCTGATTTAGAATATATGAGAGGTAAAGAAGAATGAGTATAGGCATAAGCAGTAGTTATGATGAGTATGGCTGGGATACTTCTGATGAAGGATATAATCGAGCCATAAAGGATATTACTAAATATGTGCAAGGTAAGAAAGAATACTACGCAGACGGAACTATGTGTTCTATGTCCGAAAGTATTATTGGAGAAAATATATGTGATGATATTTTGAAACATCTTAAAGGGGTAGAAAAATGAATGACGAGCGATTAGCGGAATTAAAAGAAAAATATAAAAATCGAAATTTATTAGAGGAATTAGCATGGGGCATATACTGGAATCACAGCGGATATACTTCTAAACAAAACGGAGAGTTTTTAAACTGGTTATGCCTGATGGCTTATAGATCCTTGAAAGAAAGACTGCAAGGCGATCTGATAAGCCGTGAGGCTTTAAGAAATACAATCCTAAATGACCACAAGTTAGATGGCTCAAATGCTAATTGGGAAGTTAATCGTATTTTAGTTCATATCGACAATGCTCCGGCAGTTGTTAATGAAAAGTTGACAACTGAAAGATCACAAGGTGAGTGGATAATTGATCAAGAGGAAACTAAAAATACAGTTACTCTTGTAACATATACATGTCCTTTTTGTGGTGAGCGACATTGTTGCAAAATGAACTTTTGTGGTAATTGTGGAGCAGAGTTGAAAGGTAAAGAAGAATGAGCATAACAAAAGAGGACTACATTAAACTCTATAAAGAAACAGGTGTTGGGTGTGCTTTTGAAGAAATTGAACACATGACATATGATGAGGCTAAAGAATACTTATTCACTTGTCCTATCATGGGAGTACCCGAAGATATAGGGCGATTTGAAGAAGAACGAAAAGCGAGATATGAGGCTTGGAGAAAAACGAGAATATGAGTAAACTGGCAGATGGGATCAACGACAGATTGATAAATGAATATATTAGCAAAGTCGGGTGCTGTGATGAGTGCTTTGCTTCCACATACTGCACAGTGAATGGATTAAGAGAAACCCGTGTGCCACAGGACTATTGTGTAAAAAATATAAAAAGATATTTTGGTGATAATACAAAGATGCAGAAAAGAAGAATGACAAAAGAAGAAATAGTACAGTTAGCGATTGACAATGATTTAATATTTTCTGTATATGATGTTCTGCATGATATAGTTATTGCTCAAATGAACAAGTTACAAGATGAAGTTAATGCGGCTAATTCTGATTTAAGACTCATTAAGAAGTTTGCAAATGCTAACAAATTAGACACAATTAAACTTATTTTGGAGGAAGAGAATGAAGCTGATAATTGATATTGATGAAGATATGCTTACCGAGGAAGAAATTGAAGCGTGTATTAAACTTGCGAAAACAGATTTTTCTGATGTTACAGTTCTCCCAAAAGGACATGGAAGATTGATTGATGCTGATGCTTTAGAGCCAGATTATTATGGTGATTGGAATGGATTGTGCATCACAGAAGATAAATACAAGCAAAGTACCATTGACAAGGCACCAACAATTATAGAAGCAGATAAGTGAGGTAGATTGATATGAAACTGATGATTGATATTCCTGATGAAATGTATGATGACATCAAAAACGGATACATTTGTTCTGAATATGCAGATACACTTATTCAGCTAATTCCAAGTAGCAAACCTTATGAAGAAAGACCACAAGGTGAGTGGCTTTTTACAGAAATTGATGAAAATTGTCATGTTTACGGTCAATGCTCCGTTTGTAAAGAAAGAAACAGAATTGGTAAGGCTTGTCGTTCTTGCGGAGCAGAAATGAAAGGCGGTGCAGGATGAAAGTAGTATTTGAAACAATAGGAGCTTTAATCGTTTCATTGTTCTTAATGGTTGTACCTATTTTATGTGCGTTGTCATTTGCTTATAACTGGTATGTAGGACTCAAATTCATTTTGACTGTTGCTTGTTCCGTTGAATGTTTTGGGCTTATGAATTTGTTATGTGAGATAGGGGATAAGCAGGATAAAAAATGAAAGGTGGTACACAATAATAGTATCTTATGAGGTAAAGAAGAATGAGAATTGAATTTGATGAAGAACAAAAAGGTGGGCATATGGATTGTCCTGCTTTAGAGTGCAAATGGAATATAAATGGTATTTGTACTTGTGAAGGTATTATGCCTTGTTTAGATTATGAATATCCGTTATTGAGAGGTAAAGAAGATGACAAAATCTGAAGAAGAAATTATCGACTGGGAATTTGAAGAACTGTTACGACATTTCATATCTTCTTATATCAAGTTGACCGGAGGTTTTGATAGTTTTGACACTTCCATAGATACTCACCAAGAGATTAAGGAGATCTATGATATTAAGATCACAAGGAGATTGAAAAATGGATAATTTTAATTTTGCACAGCAGGGTTGGCAGTGTCCTATTTGTAAGAGGGTATATTCCCCATTTACTCCTATGTGCTATTGTTGTGGAGCAGAGGGTACGACAAATACAAGCACTGATAGGGTTATACATCAGAAAGAACCTCCCCGTTTTACAGAAGAACCTTCAAGTTTTACAAGTGTATTCACAGGGTATGATACTTATACCGCAGAAGATATAAGAACTTGTGATAATTGTAAACACAACGCAGGATTACCAAGTCACAACGGAACCAAGGAATACAGCGGAGCTTGCAAGAAATGTGTTGCTAAAGATATGTGGGAGAGGAAGTATGAGTGAATTGAAAATTGTATCAAACGAAGAATATCTACCGCATGAAGTAAGTGAAGTTATCTGTTTGAAGTGTCTACATAGGTGAATAGCCGTTTATCCTTCTCAAACATTATTAAAAGAACTTGAATGTATATGTGGTGAAATTGGATATGTTATTAAAACAGGACAAACAATACCTGAAGATAGATAATGAGGTAAAGAAGAATGATATGCTATGATTGTAAGGAGTGTAGATATAAATACACGGTTAAGTGTGAAAGCGGTAATGAGTATATTGTTTGTGATAATCAAAAGTGTCAAGAGGAAAAGAAGCAACTTGTCGGAAATTCCGACAGGTCGATAAAGAAGGTGACAAAGAATGATTATACCAAGACACAAAGAATGTGATTTTTGCAACGAGCCTGTTGGAGTAAATAAGCGTTATTTCAAAATTAAAAGTAAAAATTATCTTGTTGGCTATGCAGGTAGTTGTTCTGATAATAGAACATACCATATGTGCGAAGATTGTATGCGAGAATTTGCAAAATATCTTCACTCCAAATTGAGAGGTAAAGAAGAATGACACTTGGAGATATGCTTATAACCTTAAGAACACATCAATTTGAGCGTGTTGAAGTTAGAGATTTTGAGGGAAATGAAATATTTACATGTCCAGTGGATTCAGAAATTATTATCCCATTTAAAGATTGTGATGTTTCTGAATGGTTTCCACACGGATCACCCAATAAAGACGCTACACTTACGGTTTACATTAAGAGGTAAAGAAGAATGAGACTAATTGACGCAGACAATTTGAAATATAAAAACCTTGCGGAAGTTAATGGCAAATTAACTTATGTCTTAACCGCAGAAGAAATCGACAATGCCCCGACAGTTGCGGTTAATTGCAAAGAATGTGATGGATATGAAGCAGGACATTCAGCAGGGTTAAAAGACGCAGAAAGACCACAAAGCGAGATTTTTCCTATGGAAATTGTTGCAGGCAAATGCCCGATTGAGGCTGGCGGAAATTGCCCGTTAAGACCACAGGGCAAGTGGATCAAGAAAATCGACAATGTTGGTTTTATATCTCATATTTGCTCTGAATGTGGTGCAGAAATCGAAGAGGAAGATCCGTGTGATAATAAGTTCTGTTGGAATTGCGGAGCGAAAATGGAGAGTGATGAAGAATGACAAATAAAGAGGCTATTGAACATCTTAAAGAGCTGAAAACATTAAGAATTGAATTTCCGAATGTATTACAAGAGGAGGCTCTCGACCTTGCTATCAAGGCACTTGAAATAATTGATGATGTAAACCATAAGATTTATAGAAACGAGAATTGTCCTCGAAAGAATAGGTGCTATGATTATCAAGGGTATCATTGTGCTGGCTGTGGCTGGGAAGTAAAGCGTGAGGTATAAAGAATGAAATTTATCTGTCAGGCAAATGCGTTAGATAATCTCAAACTCCTTGCTGATCATAACCAGCATGGCGTTCTTATTGTTGGGGATCCGGGTAGCGGTAAGACATACTTGGCAAGAAAATATTCTGAATTTTTAGGTATTCCCGATTTTTACATAATCAATCCAGTTATATCCGACCTGAAAACAATGATTGATACCTGCGTGGAATCCCAAACCAAAGTTGTCATCTGCATAGAAAATCTTGATGGCGGCGTAATTCAGGCTTCTTATCCCTTACTGAAACTGATTGAAGATTGCCCCAGCTACATTTATGTAGTAGTTACTTGTAATAATTTATATGCTATTCCGGACACCATACCAAGCAGATGTGCGGTAGTAACAATGAATCCTGCTACCAAGTCCGACCTTGAACAATATGCTAAAGCAAAAGATACTACAGCATATGAGTTTCTGAAAGATAAGAAAGTATGGAAGTGCATTAAGGGATTCGGTGATACCGATATAGTATTAAAATTCACGCCTGAACATTTAAAATATTTCGATAATTTAGATACCCTGAATTTCACTAAAAATACAGTATCTAATTTATCTTGGACATTACAACATTATGAGGATAAGACAGAAACTCCATTACCCTTGGTGATCAGGTATTTAATGCAAAATGTATGCCAAACATATCGGAAAGCCTGTCTTGATTGCCTTAATGACCTCAATGAGAATAGGATCTCTAAAAATGCCATTATCAGTAAACTGGTATTTGAATTGAAATATACAGAGTAAACTGCTGTAATAATCCGCAATAACCTTATATCTATATGGACTTAATGATTTAATTGTTATGATACATAAGTATAAGGTTATTTTATTATTTATAAGGGGCATTATTATGAAAAGATATATTAAAAGTAGTTTTAATCCTAAAACCATAGAGTATGGCGGTTACTTCATTGATCATTATGAGTACGATGATGGTACAGAAGAATTTGTAGTAGATATTGATCTTGCTGGTGATGGCGATGAGCATTTCTTTGATTCTGAATCTGAAGCTATGGAATTTATTGATGATTTGAACAGAATGGATAATATTAACAAGAAATTAGGTTTCTAATATAAGGAGAAGATAAATGAGTGGTGGTAGTTTAGATTATTTTTATAGCCAGTTAAATGACCATGTTGGAGATTTCAAAGACAGAGAGCTTGATGAACTCGTAGGGGATCTTGCTGAACTATTCCATGTTAGGGAGTGGTATCTGTCCGGTGATTATTGCGAGGGTGAATGGAACGAATCAAGGGATAAGTTTAAGCAAAAGTGGTTTACTGATGTTAGCAGACAACAAAGAGTAGAACAGGCTTTTGATAATGCCAAAAATGAATTATTACAATCTTTCGGGTTTGAAACCAAATATTGTAAGGATTGCAAGCATTGGACTGTTTCTGATAAGCACAAAGAAGGCAGATATGGTAATTGCGAATTTGAGACAGGGTGCTATATGCACAGGTGCGAAACTTGTGAGAAGTGGGAGAAGAAGTAATATAAGGCTGATAACCTTTTATAGTTACAGTTAAATAATAGTAGATTACTTTTTAATATAAGGAGGTACAACTATGGGTAAATATGGTTCTGATGAGCAGGTAAAATTCTTTTACAATGGCGAATTTTTAGGTGCTTCCGATCCGGAGTACATGGATTGCCGTAGGCTTTATGATGTTATGCAATCAGATAAGGTATTGTCAGATTTAATTCTTGAATACTTAAACTCATTTGGTGATCCTATTTATCCTATCTCTGATGAAGAATGGGATGAGCCTGAAACAGATTCCAGCAAATTAGATATTTGGGATTTATACAATACCTTTATGGATTGGATTAGCCGTGAATACAGAGAATACCCGGAAGATTTTTATGTAGACCTTTCTGTACCGAGATCAGGTAAGCATACTTTGGAAATCTTTACGGGTTCCGTAGCAGAAGAAAATGTAGTAGGTTCTAAAAAGATTAAGGCTTCCAAAGGTGGCAGAACCTATACAGCCCTCTACAATGGGGAGATCTTCGATGTTTCTTCTGATTGTGATACCTTAATTGAGCAATTAAAGGCTGAAATTGATGAAGCTATTGCTGACGGTGATGTAGAAAACATTGATTTTGGCGAGTGCTGGGTAGAGGATGACGATGAAGAAGTAATGTATATCGCTGACGGTGATGCCGATTACGCAGAGTATATTTAATTAAATGAAAATTTATATTCGCAACACTTCAAAAATTTATGCAGGAGCATCTTCTAAACCAGAGGGTGCTTCTAATTCATTAAAATTCTATCATTATGATGATCGTGAATTTTCGGTTGGAGATGTGATAACTGGAAATTTTTATCCTACACAATTTGATGTTATTAAAGCGGAATACTCCAAAGTTTGTCCTGAAATTGATGACATAACTAAAGTTTTATATATGTATGACGCCCCAGTAGATGAATCCTTTGAGGTGTATAAGTTTGGCTATGTTGTTTCTCCGGATTGTTGTTTGCGAAGATTTTCTGATTATTCTTATGTAATGTGTTGTCTGCATATTAACGATATTGTCAGCAAACATTCCGCTTGGGGAGAAAAGACTTTATCTAATGTAATTTCTGAATACAGTACACTAATGGCTAATGCTTATATTGGGAATCATAATGCTATGAAATCTCTTAAAGATTCCTATAGTGTAGACATTTCTAATGAAATTGAGTATATCAGCAATAATGGAACTATTGTTTCAGTAATACAAAATCCTGATAAGTGATAAACCTTTTATTTATATGAATTTATATTTTTTAACTATATAAAGGAGATTATAAGATTATGCGTAGTTTTTATGTTTCAGTAAAAGATTTTATTTATGAAACTGTACCTGCAAATGCCCAGATTTTAGTATATAGCAGTATGATGAGTGATCACGGAGAAGTATTATTTGAGGGTACTCCTGATGACTTGTTCGATAATAATAAGCCACTTGCACAAGATTTTACTTCTTGGCTTATAGATGAGGCTGTGGCAAACAACAATGTCCTTGAAATAGGTTGTTTTAAGAGATGATCCAAGATAATATCTTTATAGCAATAATATAAAGGAGATTATAAGATTATGAAAAGATATATTAGTGCGGCAAATAGACGGAAACAGCTTATAGATATTACATATTTCTATCAGGAGAATAGAGGTGACGCACACAGACGGGCGAGCTTTTATTTAGGTATAGGTGCTACATATACTACTAATTTTTACCGTAGACAACCTGATACTGTATGTCAAAACTGGCAACTGGAATTTAGAGGGGACAAGATAGTTAATCTGGCTGATGCAGAGATAATAGAAGATTATATATATGCTATCAGTTATATAATCCGAAATCATCGTGATTTATTTCCGTCAGATGTCGATTTTAGTAGTTGTGGTAGAGCAGATAGGATTTTAGGCATACTGGATAGTCAATATTATGGGATTACTATCTATTTAGATGACAAGTCTGAATTTGAATTAGTCAGGAATGTTTTATCCGAAGAGGGATTAGTGCTGGAAAAGAAATAAAGATAACATATTTACAATAATATAAAGGAGAATTAAAGATTATGCGTTTATCGGAATTACTTAATCTGATGCAGACATCTAGCCACGGCATATATCCTCGTATTTTCATATCTGATTATGGATCTAGTGATGTCAGTGGTGATTTTGGTTATGTCGATGAGGTACTTGCTCTTGATGACGAGTATGCTTTTTTATTAGATGCAGAAGTAACCCATATAGATTTCGAAAACGGTGTTAATGGGGAATTGTATCTTGACATTCAGGTACAGTCATAATACTTATGTTACAAGATAATGTCTTTACAACAGTAATCCAATCCAGTCAACTCTCTGAAATACCTTTGAATACCAAGATATATAATTCAAAGGATTTCAGTGAGATTGTCTGTGTAAAATTACCACCTCAAATGCCAAGAGATATGGAATTATCCGAGATCTATAATCTTGAAACTTCGAAGGAACTGGATTTTGCAGACTTCGTAGAAAGAGATGAACAAAGACCTTGGATTGATATTCAGGCAACTATCCTTGACACAATGACTGGTCAGCATGTTTATCGAATGACATTTCAGAAACCTGATTGTAAGCTAAAGGCTACCTGCTGGTTCAGTTATATTATTCAGGATAATAATCCGGAGAAACCATATATCTATATGAACCGAGATGAGGATTCAGGTGGATCCAGTAGTTCGGGGTAATACATGTAACAAATAAAACGCATAATGGGTGGTAGGCTGGAATAAACTTACCGCCCTAATTTTTTATTACGAGGGATTTGATGAAACGCTATATTGTTGCTACAACTATGCCTGATTTTGAAAATCTATATGATTTCAGTAGTTTTCATCAGCAGATAGATGATACGCTTAAATACTTTCCAAAATTTAAGGAACCTATAAAATCTTCGTTATGTAAGCGGCTGAACAACAAGCCTATAAATCAGTTGACACTTGAAGATATTGCGGTTCTTTATACAATGTATTGGACTTGGTATATGGGTGAACGATATAGTCAAGACGGCGATTTTATAAAGTGGCTGGCAGACGCTTGGGAGTGGCATGAAGAAGATTTTAGATCATGCTATGACTGGGTTCATACCTTTACTTTTCCGTTGACAATTTATAGGGCGGTTACTGATAAGCAGGAGCTTACCCAAGATATATCCGGAAAATCAAGAGCATGGTCTTGGACTACGGATCCTAATTTGTATTCTGCGGATAATTCCGCTTTTAAGAATTGCAAGAATGTCTATTCCGCAGAGATAAATGCTAATGTCATATCCAACATATACACTATTTCAAATTTTGTGTCCTATTCCTCTCGCCCTCAATACGGCAGATACCCTGAATGTGAAATAACCCTAAAAGACCGATTTAAGATGTCAGATCTACATAATCTGACAAAGATAAAGTAAGAGCATAACCTTATATTATAGTAAGATATTTATTTATATTTGAATTTTGAGAGGTAGTATCAAAATATGAGATTGCAAAGAATCTATTCATCAAAGATATATTTAACCAGCTCTCGTAAAGATAGGATTCATGCCGCTATACAGGATCCTATCAATGTTGAGTTAGTTCAGCAACTTTCAGATTATCTTGATGATGAAGCTAAAATGGAGTTAGAGGAAGCCCAGTCTGAAATTAAGCAGAAGGCTGAAAAGAGTGAAACGGACAAGTCAACCGAACAATCTTCTTCATCTTCCGAGGATTCTTCAAGACCTACACTTCCAACAGGTAATTCTTCCTTTTCGGGTAGCCCCTTGGCTGACTTCGGTGAAGATGAGTTTTCTGATGTTGATGATGCTGGTGTAGACACAGACACTTCTGATGAACCTGCCGATGAAATAGTAGAATCTGTAACCCAAGAGGGTGAACCCATTACCGCTACTTCTTTAATTTGGACTACTATTGAGGATATAGTAAGCGATTGTGATACTATTAAGGGTACTCTTAACACAAGAGAAGATACCAGCGGTGTTACAAGATTAGAAGTAAAAGATAATGAACTTTGGATTTATTACAATGATGACAGCAATCTTAATGATAAGATGATTGAAGTAATCAGCGTACTTAATTCCACTGGATATACTTATTTGAAGTTCAACCGACTTGCAAGATCTAATAATGCCATTGTATTTGACATCAATCTTAATTTTGCAGATCAGATTAAGTCAAACAAGGAGTTAGAAGAAAAGAAGTAAATTATGAAAGATTTACCTGTTAAAGATGAATTAGACTTCCAGTATCTTCTTCAATTACTTCCACCCTTGGAGAACGAACCCGAATTTGCTTGGCTCCCGGAACTGTTCAGTATTATTGGTGCGAGAAATCTTATAACCCTCTGCAAGTACGCAGGGGGCGAAACTATTAAAGTACCTACGCTGGAACAGTTGGCACAAGATATAGAAGCTCTACAGTGGTACTATGATGTATTTATCAGCAGGAAAAAAGAACTGGGGGAGATCCCTGCTGAATTATGTGCTTTGGTGATGAAGATAAGGAATATATATAATGCTTGAAACTGTAAAGACATATATTCGGGATCTGCCTGACATCCCATTTAGTATCTATTATCAGAACTATATCTGTGATGTTCAAGATCGGAATATCGTATTAGAGGTTAATAGCATTAAGACTGATGAGATATTAACAATAGAACGCCTGATAACTTCAATCAAGCGAAGATTGTAATAAAACCTTATATTTATATATACATTATTGTAGAGGTTAGTATGACAGTAACAAAAATCACTTCATCCGATTCCGTTATTACTTCATCTGATATTCAGGTAAAGTATGAACAACTTTACGAGTTTTTGATGGATTTCCTGTGGGAGTTCCCGGTTGTCCAGTCTATCGCTAATCTTGAAATTGCTGTATTTAAGAGATTTCCTGACAAAGATGAGATGATTAAAGCATTAAATGAATTAAAGCGTAACATCTCCGCAACTTATAATGAGCTGGAAACCGAAGAAGATGAGGTCGAGTTTAAGGAAACCTTTGAATCCTTGGAAGAAGCCATAAATGACTTCGATCCCGAACATGCTGGTTGTGAATTGTATGGAGTTGAGACTGTTATTGATGGTCCTGAAGATGCACTGACCGCTTCTGACGATATAGACACAGAGGAAGAAGGGGCAGGAAAGCGTAAATTCCGTATTGGAAACATCAGGAAGATCACCAAAGAAGAACGAGAGCTTCAAGAAGAAGCCGCAAATACATTAAGTAATCCATTTGAAAATACGGAGGAAGAATAATAATGAGAATTTCTAAATCTACAAAGACAGATGTAAAGGCTTCAGTAGAACCTAATACGCCTGATGCAAATAAGGCAAAGTTGGTAAGACAGATTATTAAGCAAGCAGAAGAAATTAGAGATTATTTCCAGTCTCATAATAATAATCTTAATCGTACACAGGAACAGTATTTAGAAGATTTGTCTGACGGTATTGATAATCAGTCTGTTATGGCTATCCGTGAGGCTGTTGAGAGCCTTAAATTTAATAGTAAGAATCTTCGTAAGGAGCAATATTATCTTATAGAGGATTTGTATGATGAGTTCAACTTGGCTAATGGTAAGTTTGAGGGTATGGGCAGACCGGGTTCTGATGATGTAGATGCTTGTGGAGACATAAAGGCTTCAAAGAAACTTTCTGCTAATGATCAGGCATTAACCCATATCAAAGCGGCAATAGACATTCTCGGTAAGTCAGGTCAGAAGGATGAAGTTACAAAAGATTCTATTGCTAATCTTGCTACTGTAATGTTTGATATTAAGGGAAATAAGTGAGGAATATTAAGTATGAGAAGATTTACTGTTTATCCTAAAAATTATGTATCTGCTACAACAAAGAAAGAACTGGAACAACGCCGAAAAGGTTTAAGGGATGCTCGCTATTCTGAATTAGAGCAAGCAGGTGTTACCCGTGATGAAATTAGAAACGCTGGATTTTTTAGCAAATTAAATTCTCATCTTCCTGCTGGTCGTGCTGAATATTACAATACCCAAAGCGAAGAACTCGATGCTATTGATATGCTACATTCTATTTTGGCTTATGAGCCGGGGCATACTGTTGATAGCTTAATGGCAAATAGATATATGCAGAGGTACATTAAATCCTTGGGCGCAGATCGTGTTGCTGAACTATGTCAGCAAGAGTTAGATGAGTTTGCTAATGCAAGAGTAAACAAAGATGTATTTGTTGATGACGAGGGCTTGTCCTATAATTCTGTTACTTTCAGAGATGAAGAATAATATAAGTCATTACAATAAATTATTAACGCAATAAAAGGTTAGATCATAGGATTTAACCTTTTATAATATTGAAGAAGAACATAAATTTATAACCTTCGGAGAATACATAAAATGGTAATTTTAGCCGCAGAAATAGCACAAATAGACTGGGGAACGGTGATTGTTCAATCACTTATTACCCTCGGAGTAGTATTTGGTGGTGCTGGGTACTGGGAATATAGGCGAGCCAAGTTGCAGAAAAAATGGGATGAAGAAAGCAAGAAGAACGGTGTAGAGAATAAAGTAGATATACTATCTGACGATGTAAAGAAGATCAATACTACCATAGAGTTTATGGCAGAGGATGTATTAGAACTTAAACAAGATATAGCATTACTTCAAGAAGCCAATGAAGTCACTATTAGATATAGAGAGACACGAGATGAGCAGGATAGGGTAAGTTCTGAAGAACGAACTGCACTTATAGAGTCCATGAGAGCGATGATCAGGGATAGACTTTTAGACGCTTATGAAAGGTGTGTGACAAAAGGCTACTACACCATAGAAGAACGGGAAACATACAGCAAACTATACGAATGTTATCATGGTAAAACCTTAAAGGGTAACGGCGTAATGGAAGAACTGCGAGAGGAAATGCTACGACTTCCGAAGAAAAAGGAAGATGTGAAAAAAGAGATTGTAAAGAAGTAATTTGAAGATACATATACCACATTGGTTTTCTCACCTTATTTGATTCAGGCTTTGGTGCTATCCGGAGCCTGAATTATTTATATTAGTATTGAACTATAAATATTTGTATTGTATAATATCGGTACAAATTATGAGTAGGAGGATTACTACATGGGCAGACCAAAAGGAAAAACAACTGAATGTACGAGTTTTAGCTTAAACAGAGATGTTCTTGCAAGACTAAATGCTTATTCCGAAGAATCTATGATTTCCAAGACAAAGGTAGTTGAGAGATCCATAACAGAGTATTTGGATAAGGTCGGATTTAAGATGGAGGGTGCTGATATGTAAATCTTATATAAAGGAGAACATATTATGCTTTACCTAAACAAAGAAGATTCTAAAATTCTGTTCGATACCAATATGGTACTTTATGAACTATTTCAGGCTGGTCTACTTACATCAGAACAAGAGCAGGTGCTTGCAAGGTTTTATAAGTTACGGCAGGATTCGGAAGCCTACTCAAACAGATGTAGAAGTAAGGCGAAGAAGTCAGTTCAGGAAAAACGCAAGGTAGATAAGACATACGCACACAGTAAGAAACACAATTAAATATTTTTAGATATAAAATGGTATAAATATATTGTATTTGTACCATTTTATATTATAATTATAATATACTAACAATCTAAAAGGAGCAGATGTCATGGAAAACAAGTTTGATTACATGCCGTTAGTATCGGATTGTGTACTTACTGCTTTAAGTAACTATAACTCCGGTATATCAAAAGACCAGTTTTATAGCATGAATATACTGGATGCTACTGATGTGACCGAAGATGATATGCGTGATGTCAACGAGGGAGTTATCCAGTATTGCCGGGAGAATGGATGCTATGCGGCATTACCGCCTTTTGAGGAAGGTGCATTTATTGATCGTAGCGAGCGTAGATACACCCATTGGAAAGTTTTAGAAGTTCAAGATGAGTATTTCCGATTAGAATTTAATCACTACCCGATTATCTTTGTAGATAATGAAACTTTTATCCGTGTTAAGCAGGGCGATTCAATCAATATAGATCACCCTTGCTGGTATCGGTCTTGCAGAACTGTGGTAAAGGTTAAACTCCTTACAACTGAAGAGCATGTAGAAATGCTTTCTCGCCACCCTGATTTTATAGGTATAGACGAGCAGATTGCTGAACGCCCTGAACTGATCACCCAGTTATCTAATCTGCTGAAAACCCAGTACCATGTTGGCGGCGTACTTGAAGATTATGAGTATTATATGCCCCATGATCTGAAAAAACTGGTAAAGAAGGGTAAGTATTATACTTCTGATGGTCAGTTTGTTAATAGCTCGTGGATTAAATCGGTTGTTGCTGATACATTAGAGCTGGGTATGGAAGCTGGGTTACAGAGTATGTTATTTTGTAGCACTGGACCAATAATCGAGATGTTTGTATATATGAACTATATGCTCTCTCAAAAATCAACAAGTTCATCTACATTAAGGCATATCACTTCCTACTATGTCCCTGATACCGAAGCTCCTGAACTTCGTAAGGAGAGGCACTTTGGCAAGATCAAGGTTATATCTGAAAAGAAACCGAGATCTGTAAATGCCAAGAATATCCAGCGAATTTATACGACAGCCGTATGGCAGAGAAGGAGCCATTTAAGACACTTGGCATCTGGTAAAGTAGTTCCTGTCAAATCTGCTACTTGTAAGAGACATAATGTTGAAGATGTTCTTGCACCACAGGTGATTTACAAGATATAATTTGTATGTCTATCCGTATGGTGTAATTGGTAGCACGATAGTCTCCAAAACTGTTTGTCAGGGTTCAAGTCCTTGTGCGGATGCCATTTATATATGAGGTATGGTATGAAACGATATATTAAATTTTCTAAAGATTTATAACTCGTATCTGCATTAAATAGTTAAAAGGGTAGGCGATAAACCTACCCTTTTTCTTTTAACCTTATATATTTATATCAAAACATAATATAAAGGAATGTTAATCGGTATGGATAACGAACCTAAAACCGTTGGGGGAGTGGACAATACAGATGTTTCTCTTACTAATCCCCTACTAATAGCACAAATAAATCAAGCGGCAGAGATGCGTACATCTCTCTTAACTTGCACTACAAGTGATTTAAGATCCGCAAAAGTAGCATTACAGAATATAGCCGTATTACAGATATATCACGAAGTAGCAAAGATTATCCGTTTTACGGAACAAATGGATAGGTGGGAAGATAAGCTCTACGACAGTATGGATATGTGCATAGGCGGTATGGATTCCGCCGATCCTGCTACTTTAATGCTAATGCTTAAAGTGCAGGGGGATTTATACAAGACTATGGTATTATCCCAAGAGTTGTTAAAGCCTTATATGAATATTGATTTAGAAGCCATAGCCCCACCCAAAGCCATAAACGAAGATACCTCTTTTGGTGCCGCTATACTACCGAGGGAATCAAGAGCAGTAATCAGAAACGGCGCACAAGCACTTTTAACCGAACTCCGTAAAACTGAAAACCTTCCAGTAGACGAGAACAATAATGACGGAAATAGTACAGCCGATACACAGTGATTCATTAGACTATGAGGATATAATCTCACGCATAAGGGGCATATATAATAGTTGCTCACCTATTGAACAACGCCAGTTATTAAAGATACTGGAAGAATTAGGCGATAAAGGCTATTCAGGAACTCTCGAAAAGATATACCTTGTAGACTTTAAAGAAGTCCCCGTCAGCATAGACAGATTTTTAACCGATCCTCAATACCTTGGAGAATCCAATGATTGTGGAAGGCAGATTTATCCGGGCTGGTGGGATGCTCATCACAGCGTTTTCGATGCCCAATCTGATAAGTATGAAATTATTTTATCAGGTGCCACTCGTATAGGTAAAACATCTACGGCGGTATCAATGATGTGCTATATGACATATCTCTTGATGTGTTATCGTAATCCGCAGAAGTATTTTGGTTTGAAAGATGTATCAAGAGCAACAATCGCTTTTGCAAATTTGACAAAAGAATTAGCCGAAGGTGTTGCTTTCCGAGAGTATAACGATACTCTTAAAAAATCACCTTGGTTTAATACACATGGCAGATTTACAAATGCTCGACACCCCATTTATATTCCCGAAGGTGATCATATAGAGTTAGTTGCCGCTTCGGATTCTGCTCATGTTTTGGGTATGCAACTTTGGTGCCTTGTGGGTAGCACCGAGATTGTAACTTCTGAAGGAATTAAATCTTTGGCAGAGTTAGAGGGTACGCAAGTATCTGTTTTGCAATATGATTATGCTTCTTCTTCATATACATTTACTAATGCCCCAGTTATAAAGACTAAATATGTCCAAGATACTATAAAGATAACATTAGAAGATGGTACAATTTTTGAAGGAACTCCGGAACATCAAGTAATGTTAGTTGATGGTACATATAAGCGGTTAGACGAATTAACTGATATTGATGAGGTATTATCTTTACGAGTGATTACTACTCCGAGAGGACACCTGTTGATGAAAATATCTAAAATAGAACATATACATTATGAAGAACCTATTCCTGTATATGATGTGGTCAATGCTGGGAATTTACATAATTTTGTAGTGCATACAGATAACAGTAATGTAGTTGCACATAATTGTTTATTACAAGACGAGGTAAACTTTGCAAAGGCTGGTATCAAAGATATATCTAAATCCAAAGCACACATGAAGCAGATGTATGATACCGCTAATGCCCGTATTACTGGTACATTTAAGTTGAATGGTAAGATCTATGGCAAGATGTTTACCTGCTCATCAAAGAATACTGATAATGATTATCTTTCTGAACATATAGAGAAACAGTTAGACGCTGGTAATACCCACATGTATCTATTTGATAAACCCCAGTGGGAAGTATTACCTAAATACCGTTTCGGAGATGAGACATTCTATATTACTGTTGGTGATAGATACAAGCGTGGCTTTGTAGTGTCTGATGAAAATTCAGATGAAGCTCATTTACAGGAATACAGGAATGAGGGGTATCAAGTATTAGAAGTTCCAGCAGACTATAAACCTAATTTTAGAGCTGATTATGATATTGCGTTGCGAGATATTGCAGGTATATCAGTAATCGGTGCTATGGGTTTTATTACACAGGAGATGATAACTCCGAATATTTCTGAAGATAGGGTAAATCCGTTCTTTGAGGATTATTACGAAATAGGGATTCAAGACAATGATACTTTGGAGAGACACTTTCATCTTGATGTAGTTCCTGCGGAATTAAAGCGTAAACCTCTGTATGTTCACATCGACTTTGCAGAAAATTCCGACCACATAGGTCTTTCCGGGGGTGTTAGAGATGGTGATAAATTTGTCGTAGATCCTATTACCTTGAAGAAAATATCTATGCCATTCTTCAGGCAGATATTTCAGGTAGCTATCGGCGCACCAAGGGGTGATAGGATGTCATTTCAGAAGGTAATCAATTTTATAGTGTGGCTTAAGCAAAACGGGTTTAATGTATATATGTGTACTGCGGATCGCTTCCAGTCTACCTATGCACTGGAAAGTTTAAGACAACAGGGATTTACTACTGAACATGTATCTGTTGATAAAACCGATCAACCATATATAGGGTTGCGAAACTTATTGCAGGATCAGAGAATCGAGTTGATTAAAAATGATCTGCAAGAAGTTGAGATGATAAACCTGCAACGCATAAATGATCGTGTGGATCATAAGCCACAAGCAAGTTCCAATTCTACTGTTATGCCGTGTTTGGCTAATGGTTACAACAGTAAGGGTATTGGTAAGGACTGTGCAGATGCTCTTTGTGGGTGGACTGCGGCGGCTATCCTACACGCAGAAGTAGTTAAACCACATACTAAACCTGTACTAAATGCAATAGCCAGCGTTAATGGTGCAAGAAACTATGGTGTAGGACCGAATGGGAAACCAAAATATATCCCCGGTTTTGGTCAGCAATACAGGAAGTATTAAGCTACGGCTTAACTTTAAATAATACATTATTATAAAGGAGAACAATTTTATGTTAGTTACAAAAACCTTTTGTAAGCCCGGATCCCTCGTTTACATTGTCCCCACCGGATTACTCGTATCTTTAAGGTATGATGTTCATGGTTCCCTCAATTTAATTTCAAAGGGGTATTTCGCTCATGGGGATCCTGCAATAGAGGAATCTGCTATCTCTGACAAGTTTTTAGATGCGGTTGTCAAGAATGGGTTAGTTCCGGGTTCTATTCGTATTACTGGAACAACTTCTGTTATTTGGGGCGTATTCTACTCTGATGAGTTTAAATCCCCTAATGGAGAAGTGCCTGAATGTGAATATGATAGGATTATTAACGATATTATTTCAGGTAATATCAAATATAAATTCTTCATCGGACACATGGACAGTGGGGCAACTACTATCAGTAATCCTACCGCTTTGAATACTTGGGGTAAGATGTCGGGTTTTGATATTCTCCCCTCTTGGCTTGTCCCGTCAGACGCTACCGATAAATCTCTTAAAGATTTCATTTCAAGTAATATCCACTATCCTTTTAAATATCCTCTTGTTTCAGGCTACATTGTTTATGAAAACGCAGGGAACCCTTATTTTTATCGGTTGAGCCTTCGTACCGTAACCGTCAAGGATGCTACCAAATATGTAAAACATTCAGGGTATATAAAGTACAAGGTTCAGTATGACGATGAATACCTCTATATGAATTATCCCGATGCGGCGTTCTTTAATGTAAAGAAGAACTCCCAGCTCATTCTTGATGGTGAAACAGTTATTTGGAGTAATACTAAATCATCTAACCATTCCGATAGATTACCGAAGCGTATTGTATGTAAATCCTGCGGTAATATTTTAGATGTACCTGATACTGGATATATGACTTGTACTAATCCATATTGCACTTCATTACTTTACCCAAGGATTGAGAGATTCTGCACTGTTTTAGGATTAGATGTATTGTCAAAAGAGCAATTTGATAAGTATGTAAAGGATTCAGAATTGCAGATCCTTCCTGATGTGTTACTTCTCCCGGAGTACAAAGATACGAAGATCAAGAAGAATCTTTGGGAAATCATCTTTGCTTGCTTACCTATTGAGGTAGGTACAGATAAACAATGGCTTATTAAATTCTGTAATCGTTGCAATAACAATTATCAGACGGTCAAATTTTACTTTGATAGTCCGGTCAGGATCTACACAGAGCTGGATATGAATGTATCACGCCGCTTGGCTAACTGGTTGTCCGAACCTCAAAACATTTTGGAGTTACACACAATCATAAATTCAGATCAGATTGAAATTGCTGTTCACGACAAGATTATGAACTTTGATGGCGCACCTATATTCCGCAATAAGACTATCTATATTACTGGTGTATTCAAGCATGGATCCCACGCAGATATTAGATCAATACTGGAAAGTTATTCTGCAACAGTAGTTACGGACTTTGATAATTATATTCAGTGTGTACTTGTCGGAGATATTAAAGATGGTATTGACGGTCAGGCTATCCTTGCCGCAAGGGAACTTCACTTACCTATTTTCAACGAATCTGAATTTTTCGCCAAGTACGATATTGATACAGACCTTGAAAAGTTCCTCTTATAACCTTTTATAGAAACGGAGGAATTTCTTAATGGCTACTTGGTATCAAAGATTATTTAGTCCGAAAAAGCAACAAGTTTCTCGTTTGAGAAGTACAGTTGCCGTTGGCGGTTCCATATACAGAATATCTGATTTAAGAACTAATTCCGATATTGAAGATATTCGTACACAGATTTTAGTAATGCGAGCATTGGCAAGGGATTCCCAAATCAGTACCGCATTAACCTATTATGCTACTGATGCCACTACCCCTAATACGGCTGGCGATATTATTTGGGCTACTGCAATAGAACCCAAATATCAGGAAGTGGCTGATATTGTAAATGAATGTTTTAAGCGTTGGAAAGTAAACAACTATGTAGGTGATCATATCTTGGAGCTGGCTACTATTGGTCAGTTCTATATGCCTACTACGGAGATGTATCGTGGTCCAGCAACTAACCAAAGACGAGAATTGATGTCATTAGACAATAATACTCTCGCTAATATGGATTACGATTTAATACCTTCTTACATGATTCCGCCCGAAGATATTATTCATCTTTGGTATAGGGGTGAGCCACAGGGTTATGTTTATCAGCCATCTGACGCAGAATCAGGTATGTTTAGCCGTAGTGAAGCTATCTCTTATCCTGAATCTTCTATTATTCATTTTTCGCTGGGTGGCTTGCTTGGCAAGTATCATATTTCAGCATTAGATTCAAATAATAACACTATCGACTACGACATTCAGTTTGCGGATCCGCTGATGTCCAATGCGGTACAGCCTACGCAAACATTAAGTCTTTTGGAAGATGCCCTGCTACTTTCATCTCTTACAAGAGCCGTTAAGTTCGTAAATGTTGAATGTGGCGATTTGGGTGATGAAGATGAGATAGGACTTCAACTTCAAAAGATTAAGGATAAGATTGAGCAACAATTAGCACTTAATACCTCTACCGGAGATATTCAGAGTTTTGTAAATCCCCAAAGTCCGAATAACCTGATTTATTTGGCGAGAGTAAATGGGGCAGATGCTATATCTATTACAGATATGAATATGGCAGAAACTACCGACAGTGATAATAAGTTATTGGACTATTATCAGAATAAGAAGTTGTCTGTTCTTGGCGTTCCCAAGGAAGCCATGAACTTCTCATCTGCCGAGGGTTTAGGTGGAGCAGGTGCGGTAATGTCACAGAGATCTGCTTTGTATGCCAATAGGCTCACAAGACTTGAAACCGCATACAAAAATGGCTGGACAGATGCCCTTAATAAATATTTCTTATCAAGGAATATGAGTGGATTTGTTGATAAGTTTGTTCTTAATATGTCACCAATCATTACCAATATGGATCAAGTTCTGTTTGAAAAGCGTGATGCCACCATTAGTCAGGCACAGAATATTGTCAATATGATGAAAGAACTTGGCATTGAGAAGGCAGATGATTACAAGCAAGCAATCACAGAGATACTTACCCAAGCGTTCCCTCAAACTGGATCTGCGGTAAATACTTGGAAGGTAGATGTTAATGCTGGTGGCGGTGAATCCGGTGGCATGGGTGGATTTTAATGAAAGGTAGGTTAGCATAAAACCGTTATGACAACTAATGAATTGACAGCTTGTTTCTTTTCAGATTTAAAGAAGTACAACACATCAAATTTCAAAACTCTTGAAAAAGCTAATCTTGCCGAAGATGGTGATAGCCCTATGGTAAGAAAAGCCTTTTCAAGTGTTATTACGAGATATTTTATTTTTAGGGAAAAGCACCCCGAAATCACAGATGAAGAAAATAAGATATTGTATTACAAACTTAAATTAGATTTAGTGGCAAAGTATTTCAGTGAATACCCTGAAACAACTACTGATAATCTTGTAGGGTTTCAGATTGAATTGAAAAACTATGTCAAAGAGCATAAAGAATATCTTGAAGTAGAGAAAGCAGAAAAGGTAACGGCATGAGTAATCCGCTTCGTTATAACATCTCACATTGGGTACAGTTAGCTGAATGTAAATCAAATAATTCAACTGATCTGTATATTACGGTAAAGCAAGTAATAGATGATGGCAGTCACAGACTTACTGGAACTATAATTATGGTAAATCATACCCAGTACGGTAATCTGTTTACCTGCCTAATCAATTCCAGCGGAAGTTTGCTGACACCCGATCCCTATTCAGGAGTTATAAAAGAGTTCTCTACTGACGAGATACTGGAGGAATTAAATAAATTCGGCTTTGATGTTACATTTGAAATCAACCAGCATTTAAGCGGCGATCAGATTTCCTACCTTATTACACTCAACGACCTTGGCTTTGATAAGATTAGAAAGCTCTATGTCTATCGAGATGGCGATATGATCATATCCGGGAATACTGAAACCATTCAAAGACATTACTCGGAGTACATTGTGGCGTTTAATGTAGAAAAATGTCCTGACTGGATTCAAAATGATTACACTTGCAGTGAAAAGGTATTCCTTAATGCTCTGAATATTAGTGGGGCTATGAACCTTACGGATCTTAAACAGACTAAAGGCTTTGATTGGACTTGGCTTACTTATGTAGCAAATATTGAAGATATTATTGAAGATAATGGGCAGGGGGATTGAGTTATGAAAAGATATGTTAGAGCAAACGGGCAACCAATAGTACAATCTGCCCCAGAACCCATAGGCTACGGTCCAGTTTTAACCATAGATACCCTGAAAGTAAGAAAAACTGACTATGCAACTTACCAATATAACAGAGTACGCAGAGTATATGAAGACGCTGTAGGTCGTTGTGCCGATGGTAGTAAGTTATTATACTATCAATATGCTAATCATCTGCATATTGTATATTTTAGTGATTGTTACTTAAATGGTCCAATGTCTATGCTACGCTGGGAACATTCACACGGTCTCTGAACTTGGGGAATAATGCCATATGAAAATATACATTCGGGCATATTGGTTTGATGATGACAATGAATCCATAGATGATTTCATCTATGGGCGTAATCATTATTCTGATAGTGCTGATGATATAGGTGAACCCGAAGAAGTTATACCGTATGATCCTGATGAAGATACTATTGGGTACAGTGATTTTGATGAGTATGAACTTTACGACTATTCTGAATACGAAGATTTTTATGATCACATAAAGAAACGAAAGGTTTATGTGCCTTTGCGAGTAGCAAGAGATATTCCTGATTACAATGCTTATCGTAAAAACCTATTTGGGACTTTATATCTGTCAATGCAATCAGGCGAATCAATAGAAACCTTATACGATGAGATCTGTTCTACATTTCCCGGAATACTGAAAGCTGATGTTATAAATGAATCTGATATGCTTTTAGAGATTGTGGATGCCACACTGTATGCACAAAATCTTTTAAATGCGGCTTAAATAAGGAGACTATTTATGAAACGATACATTAGAAGTTCAGGGGATATTTCTTATACACTACTTAAACAGGCTATGGATATGGTTAAGTGTTTCGACCATACTGAATACGACATAGATAATCACCGTATTGTAGTACCGTTAAGCCCCGGAACCACCAAAGACGATATTATGCAAGAGGGTATGTTAGGTTCTTGGTTTGTAGATCATGGATTTGAGCTATCTTTTACTACTGGTGATTTTGAGTATCTGACCAAGGGGACATTAAATACAAGGGCTATGCGTAGAGAAGGTGCTGGCAATAAAAGATATTTACGCAATAGAACCATTATGACAATAACTTGGTGATGATTTAATATACTGATGAATTTTTGAAAAGGAAACTACAATGAGTAATCACTTAATAGGTTCAGATATAACATTAATGCGTAAAAGATACAATGAAGCTCTCCAAATGAGAGGGATCCCCTGTACCTATCAATTTCCTAATCTTGCGCAAGCTAATGAGCAGGGCGAACCGGAGATTGACAGTTATTCTGAACCTATGCCTACTCATGTATTTTATGATGGTAATCCAAAAGTAAAAACATTCAAGAGGTTTGGCTGGGTAGTTGATAATGATAAGGATTTACCATTTTTGATCCATTGTAGCTGGGATTTACCCAAAGTACAAAAAGATAGTATTTTTAGTATTGCAGGTGAGTATTCTGAATTGCCTGAAAGGAAGTTCAGGGTTACAGAGATAAGTTATGATCTCCAAGCCCCTGATCACCTTGTATGTCAGATAGTCCCCGTTGCTAATAATCAACCGATTGTTGGGAAAACAAGAAAAGAGATTGCACAGACATTTAATAAATCCAGCTATTTTATTAAAGATAATTCGGATTATCGTGGCGCACCAGTAGACGGAGCCTATCATCCGGGAGATAAGTGAGGATAGCAATTATGATAGACCTTGAGGGACTTACAGTTTGGGATATTTATAAAATGATCTTAACTGCAAAACCATTGTCTAATAAACGGTACGAGCAAAACATGGAGTTTAGTCGTGGTTTTGATGATATGTATTTTAATGATGCGGTTGAGTTAGTCGGAGATACTGACTACGAAATCCCATTTGTTCACAGGCATAACATTGAAATCTCTAAATGTTGGTTTGTAGGTACTGGTGACTGGGGCGAACCTATATCATTATTAGGCGGTGCTGATTACTATAAATCAGGTAAGCGAGTTCCCAGAACTGTTCAATATACCGTAGGTGTATATGGAGACAACCCTGATGAAAATATTATGTCATATCTGACTTTTGATGACGCTCTGCAAAGTGCTTTATATTATCTTCAGGGAGATTCTTCTTGGCAGGATTTAGTTACAGAAACTATCTATCAGAATACCCGTAATCCCAATAAGTTTTTAAGTGTGTTCACTTTTAATACGGATTACGGAGATGAATACTATGTAATGCAATACATTGAAACCTATAATCCTGCATTGGATAAGATAAATAGAAATAATATTGGCAATAGACTTGGGGAAGATTATCATTATAAATATTCTAAATCCGATTTAGATATACTATTAGAGGACTATGTTGAAGTATAGTGAAACCTTTTATTTATATAGTCGTTAGAATATGAGGTTTATTGATTTGGTGAGGAAAGATTAAGTGTTATACCTTTACGACCGGGCGATATGTGACAATCTCAAAGCGTCATTGACTGATGCCGCTAATCAGAATGTCTTTTTAACTACTCCTGAAAACTATCCGGGGATCCTTGCCCAAATTCAAGATGACACTATTACTTATCCGCTCATACTGTTACATAGGGAAGATGATGTCCAAATCATCAAGGAGTTGATGAATTTTACAAGGTATCAGTTTGGTGTACCCTGCTCTTTTGATAATAAAACAAACAATGTTTACTACGAAAGAGCATTACCAGTAGGACTTAATTATACTTTGAGAATACTGTCAACTACCGTTGCTGAAACTGATGAGCTGGCAAGGGAGTTGTTCTATAAGTATATTTCCATGTATTACCTTACTATCCAGTTGCCTTATGAATCAGATCGAAAGTTGAGATTTGGTATTTCCGTAGATCCTGATTATGGCATTAAACGAGAATCCGGTAGCGCTGAATACACCCAAACAGGCTCCTTGTATCAATCTACTATGATGCTTAAAACCGAAGGTTGCGTATCATTAACATACACTTCAAGGCATTTACAGCGAAGTGTTATTGCTACTGATAAGGTAGGAGTTGAAAATCCGAAACCTAAAAATACTTAACTGTATTTATAAGTTACATATTCACAAAGATAGAACGGAACATACTTATCGGTATCTTCCGTTTTTATATGCCATTTTGCCCCATTTGGATTCCACCAAATCTTTTTCTTGTTAGTTCGGGAAATTACGGTTGCTCCGATAAGCTGATATATAGTATTGGTGTACGAATTTTCAGTAGTGTCTCTAATTAAAACTTCTGAAAATCCAAACATCTCTGTTAAGTACCGTAGCATCATGTATGTTCCGTAAGCTACTGAACAGTCCTGCTTTGTTACATTGGCTATTATTTTATTATCTTTAATAATAATACATTGATATATGGTCTGATCCTTTATCCAAGCCAGCCGAAGAACATCTTTATCATAGATAGGAGTTGCCCCATTATCTTTTAGAAACCTATTGGCAGATTTTCTGTTGAGTTTCCATATACTTAAGTCCTGCGTGTCCAGTACAGTTTTTGGGAATATCCGTTCCAGCACTCTATTCATATCAGCATCAAAATTTATCCTGATGTAATTGTATTCATAGTTATTTACTGGATAATATTCAAAATCAAGTAGCAGATCCTTGCTGGGTATATAGATCCTATATAGATGATTACCTACCCAGTAGTTCCATGTATATTCAACATCATGACTGGTAAGCCACATTTCAGCGGCACTTACTTTATCCTTTATCATTTCGGTAAATTGCTTGTATATTTCAGATGTCAGGTTTGGCTGTGATATATTCATAGTTTTGAAACCAACTGATACTATTTGAATTTTTTAATTACCCTTTCATAAAAGGTTGTTATTACCTTGTATGAATGTATCAAACTATTATTTATAGGAGGAATGTAAAGATGTTTACTCCCTTGGCTATGGGTACAAATCACATGCTTGGCATTGATAACTATGTACCGCTTTCACAACAAAACTTTGAAATCCGTATCTATAATATGGATGGTACAACCCCTGCGGAATTTTCAGATCTTTTAACGCTCTCTACAAAAGAGGTAGCAGAGATTTCCGAAAGTGAAGAAGCTCTTGAGGTACATTATGGTAATGGTATCATCAAGTTTCCGGGTAAGGTTACTTATGGCGAAGTTAATTGGACTTTGCAGTGCTATACCACACCTAATGTAGTTACAGCTCTCCGTGATTGGAGAACAAAGGTCTATGATCCAGTAACAGAGAAGATGGGATTGCCATCAGATTATATGCGTCAGGTTTTCTTCATCAAGTATGATGGTCAAGGAAATCCGAGAGATATTATTCGTTGTCCGGGTACTTGGATCAGAAATCTCTCCAATGGTGCTATGAATCAGAATGGCGGTCTTGTTGAGGTTACTGTTGAGCTTGTAATTTCCAAGGCGATCTATATGAAGCCTGAAGATTTCCAGTCCTGATAATTATTTTGAAGGTAGAGGGTAGTCTATCAAGGCTACCCTCTATCATTTTAATTTACTCATTTATTACGAAATGACGAAGTTGACAAATTAAATGACTAAATTAAAATCTATATTATTTTATATCAAATAATATCTTGACATATATAACATATAATATTAAAATCAGGCTGTGTAGATGCAGGTACTTTATACAAACCTTATATCTATATAGCAATATTTTAAGGAGATATAAAATTATGGCGAGTTGGAAAGAACAACGAGATGGTGGCTACGGAACCATTTATAGACCGGATAATATTGTTGTAGATATTACCCCTGACTGGGAACTTACTCTTGACGGTACATTAGACGAAATGATGGAAAACTTCTATTGGGAGGACAATGACGAGGGTGGAGATGGTGGCACTCTTTTCTTCGGTGTTGGTGTTCTCACAAACAAGAACGATGGCAGGAAGATTATGTTCAAATTTTGGTTGCCATATTACATATTTGGTAATCTTGAAGATCCCGATGAATTTCATTTAGACCACATGACTTATGATCAAACGGATCTTGATGTATGCGATGAACATTTTATGTCTATTGATGACGCTGATGCAGAAGATATTGTTAATTGGGAATTAGAAGATGATATTATTTCCGGCTTGTACGACATTGTTGATGCTAATTTGTATAAGTTTGGATATGATTTGTAAAGGAGATATAAAACTATGGGTGCTGGTGCAGGTTATACTATTGAAACTAAAGATGTAAAGATTGTTGGCGATGTTCAGATCAATTCCTTTGAGAAGATCGGAGAAGATAGTAATGCTATTTTCCGTTATGATGTTATTGATGTAGATTGTAATATCTCTCTTATTGGTTCAGTTAGAGCTACATCTTATATGTTCGGGTGCGACTGGATTAAGGATGTTCCTATGACTGTTACAGGGGTATCTATTAATTTTCTCAATGATGGAGGTAATGCTGAAATTTCAGAGGGCGATATTGCTGACATACTTAATAATACCCAAAATTATATCGGAGAAGCTATATATGGTGGTGGTTGGTCACATTCTACCTTTGACGGTACTTTTGAACTTCGCCCTGAAGATGATTATGCAGATGATATTGATAATGTAATTATTACTATTGATAATAAGTATATTGTAGATTTCATTGATCTTGCCGTTACCGGAGATAACAAAGAATATTCCGTAGTCCTTAATGGGGAGCCAGTTGATTCATTTGAAGATCAGGATGAAGCTATTGACCAGTTGGATGCGTGGATTCGTGATGACATTTCTGCAAAGGGCATTGATAGCATTGATTTTTCTGAATGTTTTGTTGAAGAACTCTTTTGGCAGGAAAATGTTGATGGTGAAATTGATTTCGTGGAACCTTGGTATGACAACATTGTATATCGTGCAGATGAGAGCGATTTTGAGGATTTTTTGGGTGCTGTGGAAGAACTCAATGAAGAAGATGATACCGGAGTTGATGAAGGATTTGATATTTAAGGAGATGAATAACTATGCAGGATTATGAAGTAAAAGATTTTATTGATATGGAAATCGAGCAGAAGTTGGATTACCTTTGGGATCTGTTTCTTGATTTGGGAATCTGTTCAGAAGAAACATTAACCGTAGTCGTTAAGATAAATGGGTACAATGCTCAAACAATGGAAGATGTTTTATATGTAACTACTGGGCTTCGTAGCATAGAACAGCTTTGTGATGAGTTCGAACTTTCTCCCGAAGATTATCCTGAACTGTTTCATATTGATACCGAAGAATAAAGGAGCATATTCATGAAACGCTATATGCCAAATAGATCTGCCAGCAATAGATCCAAGTATGTTAGATCAGATATAAACTCCTATTCTCCGAGATACTTTGCGAACATGGTAAGTTGTGCAACCGAAGATGAAGATGATTATGGAGATAACTTCTTAATAGAAGGATTTTATGATAATCAGAGAAGGAGTTTAGCAGAATCCGCAGAAACTTCTGATGTGTCTGCACTCAACGAACTTGCCAATGAGTATGCTAATAAAGGGTACTATATTGTAGTTCATGACCTTATAGATGGTACGGTCACTGAATTTTCTGCGGATACTTGGTTTGATGAATTAGCACCCAATGGCGCTTTATTATTTATGAGATGGTGAGGTATTATTATGAAAAAGTATGTTAGAGCAAATGCCGGGAGCAATCTTGTTTATCACAACTATGGTGATGTGAATTTTGCTGATTTCGGAAGGTTAGTTGCCAAGGATCCGGATAGAGAAAATTGCTACTATGTAATCACTTGTGATCCTGTTTATGACACGGCTGAACCTACATGGTCTATTACTGAAAACTATGTCGATTTGGAAGATGACTGGTTTGATGTAGATGAGATCAATAGGTGGGCAGGTAGTTCTCTTGAAACCGAACCTGAAGCACTGGCTTTCATGATTATTGATTATTACGGCTCACAGAACCCTTATGATGATAGAATGGTATCATCAGAAGAAGCTGAAAAATTCTTAAACAGCCTTAATGTAGCAGACGAAGTATATTGGGGAGCATCTGTTTGATTTTTATTGAAGGGAAAATATATGAAGAAATATATCAAGTCAGACATAAATTCTTATTCTTACACAGGTTCAGGTTTTGCAGATGATAGTATCGTTTTGGCACACTACACTAAAGGGGACAGTAATCATTACGATGATTGGGTAGAGGTGTCCTTAATCCAAGACGGTTTTACTTGTTATGTTGAAGTAGAGGATTTCTATGATGATGAGCGTACATATTACAAGGCTTACTGCATGTCCGATATTGAATCTGCATTAGCTGATTTTAATGAAAAGGCAAAGGCTTTAGGTTGCTGGAAAACTACTACTTTAGCTGATTTAGATATGCACTTATCCGAGGGTTACGGAAAATCCATATATGATTATCTCCCCGGCGGCTATTATGATAATTTAAGGAAAAACAAATAAGTGGTGCAAAAGCGACATTTAACAACTTTGTTGAAGAATATAATTAAGGAGAATAATCACTATGTCAAGAATACCACAAGACGAACTTACCATATTAAAAGCGGCAACTGCCGTTAAGACAGTAGCGGCAAGTGCGGTGGCAGAATTAGAGGAGATGTCTGTTGCTCATCTTATCAATACCGCCGCTAATACTGGTGAGTATCAAGCCGTGTATAGCAAACCCATAAGTTCAGCATTAAGAACTAAACTGGAAGGGCAGGGATATACCCTTTCTTCTCCTTACCCGATTGCTAAACCCGGGGATGAAACAATTATTAGCTGGAAAGACGCTGAATAAAATTAACTATGCCTGAAACCGATCACGGAAAGAAAGCAGAGAAGAAGATCAAGGAGTGGTTGAACAGACCACAAGACGGATATAGTTTCGATAGAATACCCGATCAGATGACCGGGTATTATCGCATTTCAAGGAACATTTGCGATTTTATCTGCTATAAATATCCTAATATGTATTACATTGAATCCAAGTGTACGGAGCATGATAGGTTCGATTTTAGCGAATTATCTGATACCCAGCGAAACGGGTTACGGCTTAAATCTGATATTTTAGGTGCATACGGACTTGTTATAGTATGCTTTGCTTATTATAAACGAGCCTTTGTATTCAATATACGAGATATTGCTGACATAGATCCTGACAAGGACATTGACGCAGATGATAAGACTTTCCTTACAATTAAATCAGTAAACATTAAAAAGATAGATAAGTGGACTATCCCATATAGGGAAATTCGAACCACACCCAGTAGAAAAGAGTTTTTAGATTACGAGGGTGAGCTTGAAGAATATATCCCAAAATGAGATAACCTTTAATACTATATATGAATAATTATTTTATATAAGGAGATACACCTATGGCTGATTACAATGAGGAACTTGTAAGCGTTGTCAAGGAAGCATTAAATAGGATTCTTGATGCTGATGGCACTATTGAATACTATGTGGATTATAGAGATAGAGGTTGCTTTAATTCTGCTGAAGATATTGAGAAACTTGCTAAATATCTGAAAGAAGCTGGGGGAGATGTAAAGACTGCGGCTACTTGGGCATTTTATGATAACCCTGATGCTTATACTGTTTCAGATGATTTAGAGAATTATGTCAGAGAAGAAGTAGAAAAAGCCGTTTCTGATTATGATAGATCTAATGGCACTACTTTATCTGCTGAATTAGAAGATATAGATAACAATATGGAATTTTGGGATTTCTTGGAATATTGTGGATATAATGGTGTTAATATTCCATGCGAAGAATTTTATCCAAGCGAGATTTGTTTAGATATTACACTTGCTACTTATGAAGAAGCTAACCACGAGGGTTATATCATTGATTTCTTTGGTGGTTATTATCCTCATACCTCAAATATTGAAGATCCTGAAATGCGTGATAATATGCTCGTAGAATTTATGCAATCACAGGGATTAGAACCCGAAGATGTCTTTGATGAAAGTAAGTCAGGCAAGGTATTAGATAGTGTTAGAGCAGAAATAAATAATATGTCCTCTAATATTGATTTCCTTACTGTATGTGCTTCGTTTGATTTATCTGATGCTACCCGACTATTAAGTGGTGATTTTAGTTCCATTACGATCAATCCGGGAACTACAATGGGTATATTTGATTCTTGGAATGGTGGCGGTTCTATCTTTGAGATTGAAGTAGCATCTCCTTGGACAGTTCCGGCTGATAAGGTTGATGGTGTTAGCTTATCTACCAGCTCAAGAGGTGGTTATTCTGTTGCTGATGTTTACGGTATTAGCCCCGATGATACAGGTTGGTACAGAGATACAGTTACAGTTAATTGATTATAGGAGAGCTAACTATGACATACATTAGTTTAGAAATTAAAACATCTTTATCCAATGCTTTCTTCTATTATGAAGAAGATACCGATAGATTTGATGAATGGTTTAAGAATAAGTTATCTGACGCTGGTTTATTTAACTGGGTAATGTATGATAATCCACAGGGTATTCCCGAAGTGTCTACATTAGAGTTATTCGTCAACGATTTTGACTATCAGCATACTCTCGATGTATCTATAAAAGTTGATGACGGTACTCATGATTTTGACGAACTCTACGATAATACAGCTCTGTTGGATTATATCGAGCGTGATGTTGCTCCGAGGGCTATTCGTGAACTTAACGAGATCTGCAATCAAGTCACCATTCCTATGATTGGTGGTACATTTAACGATTTAATGTTTAGTGAAAATAATGAGTTCTATGCACTGATCCACTCCTACGGTAAAGATTACTTCGTTAGCCCTGATCTCAAAGAAGAACAGTTCTATGCAGAAGATGATTATGAAGTTTATGTATAAACTGATACAAGGAGATTAAAACTATGTTTGATGATTATGATGATTACAATGATACTTATGATGTACCATATGAAGTAACCCCTTCGGGATCTTCCGAAGTGCTTACAGGTCAGGATATGGTCGATGCCTTGGACTCATTAGAGCCGGGTACTCCAGTTTTAATTGATGATGGTGTGGGCAGATATATTCAGGTTATCTATATGGGTATAGGAGAAGTACAGTATCAGACTGTATTCCAGTTTTATGATGGCAGTGGTATTAGCGGTACTTTCGGATTTTCCGCAAAATTCATTGTGAATAACCCTGATAAGGTATCTATAATTTTAGATGATAATGATCCAGCCAAAGTCACTAAACTATTAGAGGATGTCAACGCAACAACTTCTGTAAAGAGAAGATTTAGAGTAGATGCAAGCAAAAAGATTAAGGCTGGTAAATCTCCACTGTCTATACACAAGGCTTTTGACGATCTTGACGATAGATTTGATTTTGAGCTTGATGATGAATTTGAAATCTATGTAGGTAACGAAAGAGTACCCTGCTTTGTAACAGAATCCTTCGTATTTGGATACGGTTCAGGCGTAACATACACAATAGTAACCCCTGTATTTAGTGATAACCATTGGCAGATGAGTTCTTGGATCCAGCGTGGGCTTGATGAATACTTTAAGCAGGAGACAGACGGCAGTGACTATACCTATGGCTTGGGTGCCACAGGGGAGGCTAACATTTATGAGCCTGACATTCCCGATGCCACAGCATATTATGTAACTGATGTTGATATATACCCTTATCAAAATGTCAATTCGTATGGCGAATATGGGATTGACAACGGATTAGAATAATTCATTTCACAATATTATTTTGGAGGCACAGAAAAATGAAGATATTAAAGCGTTATTCATCTATCAGAGCAAATAAGATTGTTTCTAACCGTAGATCAATAAGACCTCGTAGAATTTATTCTGCTGATGAAACTGATGTCGATGAGACTGATGTTGAAGAAGATGAGACCGAAGATACTGGATCTGCTGATGATAAGGAAGTCTCTCCCAAGGTGGAAGAAGCCTTTAATGACTTGATAGATGAACTTCAAGATACCGCCTTTGAGGATTTAGGTGACGCATTAGATGATATTGTTAATGATCCGAAGTTATATGCTCTGCTGGCAGAGGGGTTCGGTGACGGTGCATTAGCAAATGTAAAAATGTCATCTTCCCCCGAAGCTATTCCGGTATTAAAACTAATTCCCTGTCAGTCTGAAATCGGATTGGATAACTCATTGTCATATCCGTTAAAGCAAGATTGCACAAATCTTTTTGAAGATACTGTTCAGATCGTTGCTCCGATAGTTACTTACGAAGGTCTGTTTGTTATTGATGGACACCACAGATGGAGCCAGCTTTACATGATGAACCCCGAAGCCAAGATCTCTGCTATCAATTTTGAATACACTAATGATTCTCCTTGGGTAGCTTTGAGAAATTTCCAAGGTGCAATCGCCGTTGCTAATAAGGATGTTCCGAAGTCTTATAGCAAGGTCAATAATGTCTTTGAAATGTCAGAAGATGAGATTGCTGATTATGTGGATAAAAACATCTCCGATGCTTGCTGGAAGAGTTTAGTTAAGGTTGGCGTTTGTGATGACAGAGATTCTGCTATTGAGTACATCACAAATAATGCTTTAAGGTTAAAGAAAAGCAACTATCCGTTCCCCGGCGCACCTGACCGTGAGTTTATGCCACAGACCGATAAGAAGTCTATTGAGGTTGCAAAAGAAGGTCAGACAAATATTTAATCCCTATGAAAAGATATATCCGTTCTTACAATTTAGATGACATTCCTGAAGAAAATAAGCATGGCGATTGTTTTGTGTCTGCTTTGCATAATCAGGTAAATCATTTGAGAGAAGGCTATATTTTAGTTCATGGCATTGTTACTGGTCAGGGAGTAATCGAGGGTATTCAATATTGCCACGCTTGGTGCGAAAAGGGTGATATGGTATATGACTTGACACTCCCTTCAAAGTATCAGAAGATGCCTAAAATTCAGTATTATGCCATTGGTAATATTGAGATAACTAAAAGATACAAACCTGAACAGACATATCATATGATAGAGAAGTATGGGACTTATGGTCCTTGGGACAAGGTGTTTGAGGGCTACCCATAATCCATAACCTTATATAAAGTCAGAGGTAATATATAATGATTACATATAAAAACATTTCTTATTCTGCAAAAACCTTTTACGGAGTGAAATTCAATCCCGGAGAGACTAAATCGGTTCCGGGTTACATCAATCATAGGAGTATGGTGAGGATATTTGGAGCGCCCAATTTAGGTACTCCTGATGTATCTGATAAGAAGGTGCAGGAAACCCAACCAACATCTGAATCCGAACCTATATCTTTATTTGAAGAACCTAAACCGAGCAAAGTCGAAACACGAGGGAGAAAGAAGAAGTCAACTGATCCCGAAAAGGAATCACTTGCAGAAACAGAGACTAAAATAGAACTTTCCAAGGAGGAAACTACTGATGGCAATTACTGTTAATGTCATTTCCGAGAATAATGCTTTTGCGGTTGAAAATGCGAATTACTGTACTGTCGCACTTCCGATCACCGCTTGCTGGGGACCGGGATTTACACTTCCTACATCGGAGATGAGCGATTCTTCGGGTTCATCTGCTGATCCTATTGAAACCGCACTTGAAAATACCGCATGGGGTTTATTCCCTGCTGGTCCTGATGGACTTGAAGCCTTTATCGCTACATATAGAGGGCCATCAGCTAACTATCGTTCTACAAAAGATTATTCCTATTTTATGGCTTTATCTCTTTTGAACGCTGGCTATGCAGTTCAGACTTGTAGATTATGCCCCGGTACCCCTGCTTCCATAACTCTCCCTGTTTCTTACACTGAAGAGTTCAAGGGTGATGGTGCGAAAAAAGAGTTCGCTTTGGCACAGCCTTGTGATGATGTAGTTTCTGTAAAGGTTGATGGTCAGACTCAAACTACAACCGCTTATACCATTACAGATGACAACAAGTTGAAGTTTGATCCTGCACCTGCCGCTAACAAGGTGATTGAAATTGTTTACACATCAGGTGGTCTTGCCATAACCGCAAAATACCCCGGAACTTTTGGTAACAATTTAAGAGTTCAGCTTAAAAAGAAGGAATCAGCAGGATCTCTCTACTGGAATTTAATCGGTTACGCCGTAGATTCTACTGGTGCTACAAGAGCCGTTGAGAACCTGATTTTCGTATTTGAGGTTGAACACTCAACAGACACAATCGTAACTATTGATGAATTACAGTCAAAGTTCTTTGATTTTAGAGTCATTAGAACAATTACTGACAGTTCTGCAATCGGGGGCAATTCATTAGTTGCTCTTATGGGTGGTTCAGATGTAGAGGACGCTACAGGTCAGACCGCTGGACAGATTATGGCGGAAGCCGTTGCTCTTGCAAGATTAAGATACAATGTAGGTAGCGATTACCTTACTGTTCTTACCAACCTTGCACAACTCGCAGAAAGAGGAAAGGTCAGCAAGACTACTGCTGAAAATATCCGTTTCAACGAGTGGATTTATTCTCGTACTACTGGTGTTAAGGCTCAACTGGATCCATATGTAGGTACAAGAGATGGCGTTCTTGATCTCCTTAAAGACAGAATTAACTACAACCCTAACAGAATTATCTCACCTTGGGATGACCAAGATATTTCTGCTCTTGATCCTGATCGTCAGATCCAAAATATGCTCCCTTCTCCTATGGCACTTGAACTTATGGAAGTTGCCGCAGATAGTAGATGTGCAACCGCATATATTGATGTTCCGAAGTCTTTACCTCGTAGCAGAGTTTGGGATGATACAGAGGGCAACTTTGGTTATGCTCAACAGTTATCCAGCCCCGAAGCATCTCCAGCAATTCTGACTGATCCGCTTTATCCTTCAAATTCTGCATTATTCGCACCTTGGGGACAATATACTTATGCTGGTACATCAAGACAGGCTCCTGCTACACCTTCATTTATGGCACTTCTTATTGAGAGAGCCATGATTAAGAACCAGTCTGCACAGTATGAGTGGGCATTACCTACTACGAGAAACAATAATGTTAAGTTAGGACAGCTCGCTTACACCGTACCGAAGGCACTTCTTGATAACTGGCAAGCACCTGACGGAACGAGAGTTAATACGATTACCACTGTTCCTTCCCTCGGAACAACAATTTGGGGTAACGCTACATTATTTGATGTTCCGGTTGCTACATATCAGGCACTTATGAACCTCTCTACAAGAAAGCTCATCAATGCCGTTAAGGACACAGTATTCAGGATCGGTATTGGTATGGAGTTCCAGTATAACGGTCAGGAAGCATACGCAAAGTTCTTTGCTGGTGTAACACCTCTCCTTGATACAATGAGGAATGTAGGTGCTATTGAGGATTACAAGGTTAAGATGTCGGCAGATATTAACAACATTGATTCGATCAACGCTAACTCCGTAGTTGGTACAATCTATCTCGTAATCGTAGGCGTTATCGAAAATATCACGGTTGACCTTATCGCATTACCACAGGGTACTGATCTCAATCAGTATTAATCATTCAGTCCTCTTTGACTTGGTGGAAAATAACTGGGAATAGGGTGGCAGAAATGCCACCTTGTTTCTTTCTGTAATCGTTATAATAGATATATAGTGTATTCGAGGTGAGTATGAAAATTACAGACAGAGAAGCATTACAGTTATTAAAGCGAGCTAATTCCGAAACGCTTTGGGAGTATGTTGATGCCTATCCTGAAGATGAATTGGACAATCAATCGGAATTAGACTTGGTTATGGATGAATTAGAGTACCTTATTTTTATGTACGAAGATGAGGGTACTATTCATTATGATAATTTACAGTATTCCAAGACGGTACTGAAAGAAACCCATAATGGGAAAACTATGCCAGTTACATTACCTGATTTTGAGTTTAAGTACACCAAACAAGAGGTACAGGATGCAAAAGATACTGTAAACGAGTACAAACGACTGAAAAGATTATTTAAGGAGTATTATGGATAATAACCCACTTTTTGATATTGCAGAGAAAGTAAAGCAACAAAGATTAGACGAGAACATAACATCTATTAAGAAGGATATTGAATCTATTATGGCAAATAACAGGCAGGTAAAGTTAATTGAATTACGAGTATTCCAAGATGTCGGAAGTACACGAACAGTAAAGGAGATATTCATTAACCCCGATTATATTACTTTTATTGCAGAAGATGGATCTAATGCGTATGTGCATCTTACCAGCGGCACCTCACTTCATACTGTGGAAAGCCATAAAGATATACTCAACCTCATTGAAGCCAGCAACACCTCGGATAAATCATACATTGGATAACCTTTAATAAGATTATGGATGAATATGATTATAAAGGTTATATAATTACAGAAGTACCTGAAGGGGACTATGTTGTTAATGGAATTAAATTTCCTTCATATGACGAAGCTTGTGATTGGATAGATGAGGTATTACATTATCCGCCTTTTACTACAAATCCTAACCCAGTTCCGGAGCTTCATACATATCATATCTCCTATGTAACGAAAAGTTATGATCGTGGCTATGACGAATATATTATGGCGTACACCCCGGAAGCCGCTGAAAAGTACCTTCGCAGGTTGCACCGTGACATAGCCTATATATCTGATTTTTACGAGGTTGATTAACTATGAAGCGATATGTTAAATCAGAAACCGAGGGCAGATATACAAAAATACAAAATGATGTTGTAGATAGATACAATATTATTCTTGATGAGTTTTCTACATGTAGGCGCAGAACCCATGCTCATATAAAAGAACGGAGAGTGTGCAAATGGCACCCAAAAAATTCTATTGACAGTACATTTGAACTTTTGCATGAAATCGGGCATATCGAAACTACCAAAAGTAATATGCGTAGATGTGAAGCAGAATACTATGCAACTCAATGGGCGATTGACACAGCAAAGGAATACGGTTTAACAATTCCTGATAAACTGATTAAATTTTATCAAGATTATATAGATCGAGAGCTTAACCGAGGTGTGCGTAGGCATGGATCTGATTATGATACAGAGGGGTTAAAATTGAAGCCATGAAAAGATATATTAAAGCAAATTCTGAAAAACCTGTTTTAGATAACATAGATGTAGAGTGGTCTGATCTTGATGATGGTATTCAATTTACCATATATGACGGTTCAGGTGAGGTTCTGCTGGAAGAACTGTTTAGTTACGAAGATGTGGATCCTGATTCCGTTTACGATTCGGCTTTTGAGATGGCGAGAGTAGCATTATCCCAAAAGTACACTCTTTCTGATGATGTGCTGGCTAAATTAGAAACATAATACTAACTACAACTTATATCGTTAGGCGTGTTCTTCCGGAACACGCTTTTATTTTGTAATCGTTAATATAAATATAGTTTGTTTATTATATTATTCACTGGTAGGGTAGGCGATTATGGATTCAATAGTATTTAAAGACCGTTTAAAACTTGCTATGACAGAGGCTTGTATAAACGGAGCAGAGTTGGCAGAAGCCTGTGGAACTTCTAAAAGTAGTATATGTCGGTATCTTAAAGGTGAGAGGATCCCCAAACCCACCACTATTACAAAAATGGCTAATGTTTTGCAGGTATCTGTATTTTGGCTACTTGGTGATGATGATGCCACACCAGTAAGATCAAAAGTAAAAATACCTAAATATAATCCAATAGATTATAGCAAGCTGACACACGCTAATAGACTTCGACTTCAAGGGTACTATCAGGCATTACTTGATATACAAGCCAAAAATTCCGAAATTATTTAAGAATTTAGTGGAATACATATTGTTTTATTCGATATTATTGTTATAATTAAAATATAAATATCAAATTATATCAATAGACCAAGAGGTTGTTAATTATGACAGAATACAGAATTGAAGTAAAACCTTGGATGCTTAAATCCTCTACCCCCGGCTACGACTTTATGGCAAAGTGGAATAATGATATTCCCATGCCGTTGCTCGTTATGTACGGTACAAAGATCGGTGAATCTCCAAAGATGACAAAGTTTAAACTTCATGGAGACATTCAGCAGAGGATTACCACTACTTGCATGTGTTGTGGCAGACCGATTACAAACAAGATTTCCCAGTATTTCGGCATAGGACCTGTCTGTGGTGGACATAACTACACCAGCCCCTTTGCTACTGAAGAGGAGCTTGATAAGGCAATAGCTGGCTATCGTGCAAAACTTGTCAAAAAGACTTGGATAGGCTGGATCCCCAATAATTCCATCATCTCTATTGATGAGAATACTGATGTTATTCAGGAACTTGCAGATATGCCTTTTGAAGTAGTTCCCGAATCTGAATACTATATGGGCGGCAAGTCAGACCTTGATACTGATTATGATAGATCACTCCCAGTAATTCGTGCAAGAATCGCTAAACCAGTTAAGGGTACAGATGATTTTTCTGTATTCCTGTCTTTTAAATACAACGAAGAAGCTAAAGACGCTATTAAAAATCTTCGAGTACACATTTGGAACAACGATACGAAGGAATGGGAGATTGAGTACAAGGAGTTCGATACTCTCAAAGAGACACTTCCGGGATTTAGATTTGAGGTTTCGGGTGAGGAAATGTTACCGAAGAAAGTTGGTATCGAGGACATTTCTACTTTTAAGACCGCTCCAATGAGCCATCAGCTTGAAGGTGTTGTTTACGGTCTTAACCATAACCGCTGGCTTTTAGCTGATGATCAGGGGCTTGGGAAGTCGAAGCAACTTATTGACTTGGCTATTGCTCGCAAGAACGCTGGTCAGGTTAAGCACTGTCTTATAATCTGTGGTGTTAATTCCCTTAAATGGAACTGGATTGAAGAAATCAAAAAGCACTCTGACGAAGATGGCTGGATCTTGGGTATGTATCGTAAGAACTATAAGACTAACAATCAGACTTGGGATATTGGTAGCAATCAGGACAAGTTGAATGATCTCAATAAGTTAGGTAGTGATCCTCACTTGGATAGTCACTTCTTCCTTATCACCAACATAGAATCCCTTCGTAATGTTGAGATTGCTGACAAGCTGGCAGAACTTTGCGATACAGGTATCATCAGCATGGTAGCGGTAGATGAAGTACACAGAGTACGCAATACTCGAACACAGGCTGGTCAGGGTTTGCTTAAACTCCAGCCTACATACAGAGTGGCTATGACGGGTACACCCTTAATCAATAATCCCTTGGATCTGTATGCAATCCTTAAATGGTTGGGTTATCAGAGATATGGGTTCAAATCCTTTAAGAACCATTTCTGCAATAGTGATGATTGGGGTGGCATTAGTAGTTATAAAAATATAGATCAGCTCCAAGAACAGTTAGATTCTATTATGCTACGCAGAAAGAAAGATGAGGTTTTGGATCTGCCTGATAAGATCTATGTAAACGAATATGTAGAACTTACTGATGAGCAAAAGCGACTTTACAATCAGGTTATAGTGGATGCTCTTGAATCCAAGGAGAATAAGTATTCTGATGAAAAAGAGTGCATACTTGCTACGCTCCTGAAACTTCGTCAGGTATCCGGTGGTATCGGTGCTTATGACTTTATCAAGAAGAATCCCAAACTCGATAGACTTGAACAGTTAGTTGAAGAAGCCGTGTACTCCGGTACAAAAGTAATCGTGTATAGCAACTGGGTAGAGGGCATTAAACCTGCTCTTGCAAGACTGAAGAAGTACAATCCAGTAGTCATTACTGGTGAAACCAAAGACGCTGATCGACAGAGCATAGTAAATCAGTTTCAGACTGATGATACAGTCAAAGTTATCCTCGGCACTATCGGTGCTTTGGGTACTGGACTTACGCTGACTGCCGCAACCGAAGTAATCTTTTTAGATGAGCCTTGGAATGAAGCAACAAAAGAACAGGCATGTGATAGAGCATACAGAATAGGTACTACTTCTAATGTTACTATCCACACGATAATGACACACGGTACTTATGATGAAGATGTCCACCTCATAGTTGAGGGTAAGGGTGATCTCGCTCATGCTATCGTAGACAAAGATGATTTGGCTATGCTGAAAATCGCCTAAATAAAGTATTGTATTTATATCAATTAGTATTATAATTAGGGTACAAATATTATTATGAAAGTGAGGAGAGACAGAATGAACATTACAGTTAGCGAGGACATTTTGGCTAAAATCAAGAAGAGAAAGGGCGGCACTGCTTTGGTTTCGACACTTCTCGATCTTGCTGGCAGATCCAATACGGAGTACCACAGAGGGGTACTACATGGCTATTTGCTCTGCTTGTCCACAACCGGAGTTATTACTGGTGATGATGCCATGTGTATCCTTGAACAGATTGTACGCTGATAATCAGTGGTGGTGAACGATTGACGGTGCAGACGCACGACAGGGCTTGAAAAAAGTAGCCCCTACGAAAGAGCTGGCGAAACTTGTATTTGATCCACATTTAGCCGCTTTCAATGAAGTTTTAAATGGAGTTTGACGAACAGCCACCATTAAATTCTGAAATAATTTAAGAATTTACCATATTGGGTATTGTATTTTTAGATATTAGTATTATAATTATGGTATAAATATGCCTAAAACATATCAAAATTCCAAAGGAGGTATAGGCAGATGTGTAAGAATAAAGGTGAACTCAACGAGCTGGTAGCAAAGAGAAGAAAGCTCTCTGCCGAGAAGAAGAAGATCGAGGCACAGATCAAGGATATTGATCATGACATCATTGAGTATGTGCTTGCCAAGGGCGTTGCTGGCGGAGAGGGTAACAACACTCTTATCGTGTTTGGTGACGGATATAAGGTTTCCTACATTACCGTAGTATCTCACCCCTTGGATAATGAGAAGGTCAAGGACTATCTTGGAGATAAGCTTCCTGACTTCCTGACCGTCAAGAGCAGTAACAGGCTGGATATTCGATAAGAAGGAGAGTTTACTATGCCAAATTTTGTTACAAATGTAGTTACTTTGCAGGGTATCGGATCTGATAACAGATTCTATACCATAGATGAAGATACGAAGCACTTTGACTTCAACAAGATTATCCCGGAGCCTACAACCGCTGACGAGTGCGTTGCGAAGTATGGTACAGGCTATCTTGATAGCGTAGACGAGGAAGGACATAGCCTTAAAAGGTTAGACCACAGTGACGATAGACCTTGGTTTGATTGGTATAACTGGCATCGTGATTTTTGGGGTACTAAATGGAACGCCTTTGGCACTGGAATTATTGATGACAATACTATCCAGTTTCAGACTGCTTGGGGCGCTCCTGATCCTATATTCGGAGCATTATCCCGAATGTTTCCGGACATAGAGTTGCGAGTACATTCGGAGTATGAAGGTGACGGTAGCGTTGATTCTGTGTATCTGAATGGCAAAGTAGTTTCTTCTGTAATGTCAGAAGAACAGATGTAATTGAAAGGAGTATCTTATGGAAGAAAGAGCTATTGTGTTTACTATCTCGCAGGTTAGCGATACCGAGTGCAGGATCTATACCCGTGATGGCAGGGTTAAGGATGCAGACAACAACATAACGGCTGTTAAGTCAAAGCTCATCAATGCTATGATTATGGTTTCTGAAATCCTTAATGACGAAGGGTACGCCGTATTATTTGAGGTAGATTGATATGACACTATTAGAACAATTAGTTACTAATTCCGGTGAAACCGTAGTTATAAACCAAGACCTTAATGATAACTTTGTTGTACGGATGGACAAATGTTCTATATACAATAATCCGGGAGCATTGGGCGTAGCGGGTAGTGGGAAAACTGTCGAACAGGCTGTTAAAGATTATATACAGAAGATCAGCGGTAAGACCTTGGTGTTTAATTACGGTACTGAAAGTGAAAGATTTGCCAAGTTCATATTTATATTTGACGAGGTAGATTGATATGACCGACAGAGAGATTCTTGATAGGCTTTTAAAATGCTATCAGATTTATTTAGGCGGAGATATGAAACCTATCGAGGGTTATGATGATACATTTTATGACGGAGTGCTTTGGGCATTTGCAAGATTAACAGAGATCCAGCCGAGCGATGATGAGGAGGTAGATTGATATGGGTAACAGTCCAAGCAACATCTTATTCAGACTTCATACGAAAGGTCATATTACTGATGAGGAATACGACAAACTTAAAAATGCAATAACCGTAGCACGAGATGAGAATGAACCCACAACCTTTATAGGTGATAGGGGTGCATACGATAGTTGTAAGCGCTGTGTGAAATGCGGATATAAGATCACCCAGTATGTCCTTAATGACACTGATGCTAAATATTGTCCTAACTGTGGGCGCAAGATCAAGAACCTGCATCCTGCAACTATGTTTTCTTCGGAGTCCGGGGAGGTAGATTGATATGGGTAAAGTTGACAGAAACCTTTTTAGGGCAAAGTATGGTGATGATCCTGTTGAATACTTTAAGCATCTGCCTGATGTCGAATCTGTGGAAGTTTGCCATGATGAGATAAGAGTTACCTATAAGAGAGATACAAAACATATATTTCCAGAGGGAATTATGTATGGGAGATGCACAGGAGATCCAGTAGGTCGTACAGTTAGAATACCGTTTAAGTGAGGTGGGTTGATATGAAGAAACTCAAAAGGATAATTAAGAGGATTTGCAATCACATTAAGCATTTGATTAAGAAACAGCATGTCGTTACTTCCCCACATTGTTATGAATGTCCCCATTTTCATGATTATAGTTGTAAATACTTGCACAGTTGTAAGTACATGCCCTGATTGAAAATGAATGTAAGTGAGGTAGATTGATATGAAGATATGGCTTTATATTCCAGACTACGAAAAATTTATTGACCATGATGAGGAAAATGATTATTGCCGATATGCAGAAGAATGTACGACAGATTGTCACCAGTGCAGATACTTTGAGCAGAAATGTGATGCGGAAAGTGAGGTAGATTGATATGAAAAAACTTACAAAAGACTATTTAGAAACAAAAGATATTGAAGAATTAAGTGATATTCTTGGTGAACTCTGCGACATTAACGGCTATTCAGAAGATCAGATAGATGAGTTATTTGAAGATATTATACGCAGAGATGATAATTTTGATTTGGATAAAGAGGATCTAATTTATTGGATTTTAAGATTACATGCTAATGAGGTAGATTGATCATGTCACGGTTGAATATCCAGCACCCTATTACAAAACAGTGTAGATGCTTTTCCACAGAAACAGATAGTTGGGTTAGTGATTGGCTCACAGAGGATGAGTACAAGGAGTGGTTGATACAAGAGACTGTAAAACAAGTTGCATTTGACTTGGAGCAGTACGGTATAAGGAAGCCGCAATTTTATAGCTATAATGAGGCTGTGTATGATGCCGCCAAGAAGTTATATAGAGATGAGCATTGTAAAACTTGTACTGGATCTGATTGTGATAACTGCAAGGTATGGGGCTATGCAGACTGGGCGGATTATTTACACAATGCCCCGGAAGATTTCTTCCATTGTAAGCAGGATTTAATTGAGAAAACTAATTACACTCAATGAGGTAGATTGATATGATTAAGTATATTTGTGATGTATGTGGTGCTACATTTGATAATGAACACTATACAGGTGGTTATATCGACCATATGAATTTAGCAGAAAATCGTCATTATTATGATGATAACCTAAACGAGCTTATTGAAGATGTTGTTTTTGATGATAGTTCGTTGCGCTCCAAGTCTGATGTGGATAAGCGACTGAACTGTGTTATGCACTGGGACAATCTGCCTGACAGTGTTAAAGAGCAAGTCAAAATGAAAGTAGATGTACTGTATTCAGAGCATAGCGCCATTAAAGATAAAGCATACAACGATGCTAAAAATATTGCAAAATCTGATTATATTTATGCTAAATATCTTCGTGACGCTTTAGATGCAAATATTTGACAGGGGGCGAGGTAGATTGATATGACAGTAATTAGTGTTGATCAATTTTTGAGAGTATTAAGCGAGAGTGTTCCGGAGAAAGTTCGTACTTTAGTTATTGAAGAAGTATTAGATGATTGTACTAAATATGAAGTAGATGAAGATCTTTTAGATGCTTTGAAGGTGTTAAAGAGATATTTTAATGGGGTAGATTGATATGAAAGTAGTAATTGACATTCCTGATGAAGCATATGAATTGTTAAAGAGCAAGTCAGAGCTGGATAACATAGCGGAAAGCATTATAGCAAATGGCGTACCCTTACCTAAAGGGCATGGAAGATTGATTGATGCCGACAAATTAAATCGAAAAAAGAAGTATTGTTTTCGAACAGAACACGGTACATTTCCTAAATCAGAGTGGTTTATAAAAGCAGATGATTTGTTTTCAGCACAAACAATCATAGAAGCCGATAAGTGAGGTAGATTGATATGGCGAAGAATTGGTGGGAACAAGAAGTTGAATACAGAAATACACTTCAGGAAATGTTAGATAGTGGCATATTTACTTACCAACATCAGTTAGATGCTTTGGAATATGCAATATTTTTAATTCAGAAAGAGATAGATGGAGATATAGAGTGATATGGAAACTATAGATATGAAAACATTAAAAGGAGTTATATCCAGTATTGAAACAAGCACTACTCCCACCGAATTTCCCGGTCATGAGAAATTCATTCAATATATGGACACCCCTGATGTTATGAGTTTTGGTAAATGGATGCAAGCCAATGGATTTAATACAGCGTTAATTGCTCTTGAAGTAGAGCTGAACAAAAGGGGATTTGATATTTGAATTGTGAGGTGAGTTGGTATGGAAGGTAAAATTATAGAAGCTCACTTTACTTCGGGAGAATCCATTGATTTAAAAGCCGCATCTACTATTTGTGACAGACTACAACGATATGATGAGATAGAGCAGATTATAGAAGAATACAAAAGAGGTACAAGTAGAAATGTATTCACTAATGATAAGTATTTCAAAAGAATACTTGAAGTGTTTGAGGTAGATTGATATGGCAGAGCTATTTAATGATATTCCTATTCATTCTGTATTTGTTTGGGGTGATGGGTTACAGTTTATCAAATTATCAAATGCTATCCCAAATGTCTCTATGTCAAACCAAAAACCGAATTGTTTTGACTTACAAAAGCACCACTACTGTGTTATGTCTGCTACACATAAAGTTAAAATAGTCAAGACAGTAGACCAGTACGATGACAGTCATCTTGATATTGAGTGAGGTAGACCAGCATGACAGAACTCAACAGAGATTTTCTTACAGATAAAGCCTCAAAGATGTTCGGAATACCTTATGCCGAAGTAACTGATTATCAGAGAACAGAAGCAAAGAACGCCGTGTTTGATTATATGTATTGCAGAACAGATAATTACCCCTTTAAGGATTGTCTAATAACTGCAAAGTTACTTGAACCCAAAGCTGGCGATAATTCTTTGAAAAATCTTTATAACAAATTTATAAGAAACAGTGAGGTAGATTGATATGTATAATCAGAAGTTGATCAGGACATTAGAAGATAGATTTGATAAGTTACAGGCGTATCTTTTCAGATCATTTGATGGAGAAGAAGATCTATATTCATTTATTGCTTCGATAATGTATAACAAAGACTACGAAGATTGCTGTGAATGGAAGAACGGAGAACCTAACATACAGGGCAAGGATCTTCGTGATAGGGTGAAACAGTTTCTTATTCCGGTAGTCATAGAATGTGGTGGCATTTCAGAAGATGAGGTAGATTGATATGATGGGTGAAGAGAATGGGATCAAGTGGGAAGTAGTTGATTGGAAAAGTCCGGCAGATATTACTATCTATGCTGCTGATGGAAATGTTCTGCATACAGAGAAATACCAGTGGATGCATGAACCTGTATTTGGTCCTGATGTAGATGATTGTATAGAGATAGATAAAATTCTTGATAAGTTAATTAAAAAATATGGTAGTTGAGGTAGATTAATATGCAGGTAGTAATTGATATAGGAGACGGATAAACGCATGAGTAGGCAAGAAGATTTTTACACAGTAGAACCTATTGAAAAGGAAGTAACCAAAGAGGATTTTGAGGAGTTTGTAAATAACTATCCAAGAAAACTCGAAAGAGATTGGTGCGGAATTTATGAACCTCCTCTTATATCTTACAATGACTTTGAACTTGCTAATAGGTGGCCCCACAGTGTGGTCGCATGGACTTGGGATTATACCTACACTCCATATGGTATTGTTTATACTGATGAGGAGAAACATTATTATATAATAGTTAATTACGAAGAACTATTCAATAGTAAGACCGGATATGAGGAACCTCATAGGTGGAGTCATATCGAAATGCGATTACCTGATGGACATTGGATTGATAAGAAAATAGATTATTGGAAATCTATAGACGATCACACCTACAAAATTATTATAGAAGGCACATCCTACACTGTAGGTAAATCTGATTGTATGTTTTATCTACTTTCCGGAGAGACTGGTTTGGCTGATGGTGAGAAGAAAGGCGGAGCTAACGATGAAAGCAAATATTGACCGAGATAAGTTAGAAAAAGATACTGAATGGGATGAATATGAAGATGGATTTATCTCTTACTCACACCTTCAGATTTTTAGTGAGCCTGTTGTAATTCCTGCTGATAAAGGAGAATAAAGAATGATGTTTGATTGGGAAGAGATGTATTATCGTTCACAAAGTTATCCAGTGGACGGAGATTTAGAAGAACTTATTGAATTAGCAAAAGTAGAGTTTAATCTTCATCCATCGCCTTATACTGTAAGAGTTTATGATAATGAAACGGGTAGATGTGTATTTTCGTTAATTAAGTAAGGAGGTTAAAGAATGAAAATAGTAATTGATATTAATGATGAGATGTATTCAAGAATTATGAATAGCAAATTACCTTTTAATGGTGAACCGCCGATGTCATTAGTGTGGGCAATCAAAAACGGCGCAGTTCTTCCCAAAGGACACGGAGAACTCATAGATAAAGATGTTGTGCTTGATATGATGAACCACGGGATACTTGAAGAATACATAACTACCATGGGTGGAGTAATTCACGCAGATAGGTGAGGTAGAGTGATATGGAATATTCTGACGATTTGAAGTTCAAGGTGATTGCATATTTGCGAGAGTGCGGCGAAGATAATCCTGATATTGATGTGGTAGTTAATCAGTTTTCAGAACTATTTGATAAGATGCGCCAAGGTGAGAAGTTATCTCCTATATATGCTGTCGCATTATGTAATATTTTGGATATTGTGCAGGAGCAAACGACACTTGAGATTGTATCAGGCAACGGTGAGGTAGATTGAGAGGTAATAAGCATGAAAATTATTGATTTTTACACCTATGGTAATGTGATTAAACTATATCTCGGTGCTGATGACTGCGAAGATTATTGGGGTGATGATTGGGATGATGCACCCTATGAACATAATGCTGGGCGAGTATATCCGGAATATATACAAGGCTATGTTGAGTTTGCATTTCCACTTAAATATGATGTTTGTGAGGCTTGTAATGGATATTTTAATTCTCCATTCAGCAAAGAAGATATGATAAATAAAAAAGTACCGTGTATTACAATATCTACATCTACTAAACCCAAAATTGAGATTTATTTCGGAGATAACATTGATGAAGTCTCAAAACAAATAATAGAACTCGGCGGTTTTAAGATTTCAGAGATGAAAGGTGATGACCATGAAATGCAGTAAAGAGTTTATACTAATGAGGGTTTTACTAATTTCTGATTTAGTTGCTTTGATCTTTGGAATAGCAGGTCTGATTATTGCGATTGTGAGGTAAAAAGAATGGCAGATAAAAAATGTGATAGATGTAGCGGTATGAGCAATAATAAATCACTTTGCGATACTTGTTCACATATGTTTACTTGTGAGCGTAGCGATGTAGGAATTAGCTATGCTAATCATTCGGTTTGTTATGAGTATGATCCAGTGAGAGTAAGTAACTTAAATAATTGAGTTTTATCCTTTATTTCGTAAATTATTTTGCGAAATAGGGAGATGAACCTGTAGATTTAAGGTAAATTGATATGAACAGTGCTTGTGAGGTAGGCTGATATGGAAGATAGCGTTAAGGCATGTGCCAAAGACATTTTAGAACAGGTTGAGAATGTTCATTATAGTCCCGAATTTTCTGATTTAAGGATCCGTAATGGTTGCCGAGGTGAGATTGAATATATTATCAATTTTATCCAGCAAAAGTATTTAAGCGAGGAAAAACCATTCATCACTATATGTAGAGATACAGCTATAAAGGAGAATTTGCCTTTATACTTCATTTACTATGAAGAAACAGGAGTCTTTGAAGTTTATATAACAGAGACAAAAGAGTTATTTGAGAAAAGGCATTGTGCTAAACATCTGCCAAATTATGAGTTCCAAGAGATTGTAACTAACTATTTAGATTCGTATTCAGATTGGAAAGGTGGTAATGAATGAGACTAATCAATGCAGATGATTTGAAAGAACATGCTCAAAAACTTTTAGTCGGAGAAAGTATAAATACATATTTTGGGATAAATTTATACAAAATGTTTGAAGAAATCATTGACAACACTCCGACAGTAGAACCGGAAAGATCACAAGGCGAGTGGCAAGAAACTGATGTGTTGTGGGAAGATAATTGCGGTGGCGGAATGGGCTATGACTATGGTTACTACTTTAAGTGTTCTGCTTGTGATAAAAAGGTAATAGACAAAACTAACTTTTGTCCTGAATGTGGTGCGACTATGCAGAACGGAGGTAAAGAAGAATGACAGACAAAATTAAATCAATCGTAATTGATTGCAAGTATTATCTTCCTTGTGGAAGGTGTGATAAGACAGGCGGCTGGTGTTCACAATTAGATCAAATTGGGGTACAACCGACTTCTTTTGTTTTACCTACCGAATATACAACAAGTACAAGTGCAGGAGAGGTGGAGAAGAATGACATAATTGCTAATGAAGTTATGCCAGAGGCGCAGTTCATTGATGTTGATGTGCAAATGCGCATAATCAAGGGGGATTTACGGTATCTTTCCGAAAAAATTGATAAGTTATCATCTTTTATTGAGGAACAGAAGATAAAGAGGTAAATTGATATGATGGATCCGAAAAGATACCCAAGTAGTCCTAAAAAGCCGGATAAAGAATTAAAGGAGTGGAAGCGGTTTTTCAACACGGAACAAGCGGTAGTAACTGCATTTCTATATCTTATACAGGATCTTGCGCCTGTTATCGGGCTTGATGAAGCACAACGGCTGGTAAATATCATTAAAGGAGCAAATATGTGTAATACTACTATGGATGATATGGAAGAACTTATCCATGCTTTAGAGATGGGTAAACCTGATTATGACGGGGAAGATGTTAATTACGATGTTGCAACTATTGAAGATGCAATTAAATATTTAAAGCAATATGCAGAGATAAAGAAAGTAGTAGATGAGTTTAATGCAATCCGTGATAGTTCACCTATGGTAGAAAACGCATATGCTGAATATACCAAGATTGAAAAAGCAGAATGTTTTGATCAGATACGAGGACTTTTAAGGAGTGACTTATGAAAGAATTTAGCTTTAACATAAACCATATAATTAAAGTCAAGCTGACTGATAGTGGTAAAGATATACTCAATAAGCATTTTTCTGAAATCAACAAGTATTGCACAGGTCTTGAACTTGACTATACTCCAACCCAGTATGCAGAAGAATATGCAGAAGATATTGACGGATATACCCAGTTTCAGTTATGGGATTTTATGAATATTTTTGGATCCTATTTTATGCTGGGTTCTCCTGTACTTATTCAGAATAATGATATTATTTTTAATGAAGATGCTTTGTGTGAGGTAAAATGATAATGAAACTTGTAATTGATATTCCGGAAGAAGTTGTAACGGCAATACAGAATGGTCAAGATTACAGATACGACATTCATACAGCGATAGCACAAGGTACACCAGTTTCAAATGATTATGTGAAATCATTATCAGAATACTGTTCTATGCGTAATATAATCTGCGGTAACCTTAAATGTGACAAGCGATTATCAAACGGATTTTGTAGCCGGGCTTATCCATGCTCCGAATTTCAATGCCCCAGTTTGAACTTGATACACTGAAAGCGGCTAAACTGTCCGAGCAGGATAATTTAGTACCGCTTAAAGATCTGTACCATAAGGGGTTTGAGTGATGTTTACAATAGATGATTTGATTTCAAAGATGGATAACCATTTTAACCTGATAGCATTACTGGATAGTAATAATACCAAAACATTTACAGGCACAGTAGATGAGTTCAGGGTGAGCGAGTTGTATCCAAAAATAGCACATGCCAAGGTTACTGAAATTTTTTCAGAAGATAATGGTACAATATGGATCTGCTACTGTGACGAAGAATCCAATACCATAGAGGATATTTCAGTCGTGTGTATTGAGGATTATACTTTATAAACCTTATATTTATATAAGTCTTGTCAAATTTTGCCATAAAGACAACTCGGAGGCGGAGAATACTTCGGTGTTCTCCGTTTTCAGTTAAAACCTTTAATATAATTATGAGCGATAGAGAACGAAATACTTTACAATACAAAGATGTTGATGTTATTGTTGAAACCGATATTGAATCTGTGTCAGGCATCAGCTTTCTTATAAGGGATAATTCCCTTCCCGGAAATGCGTATTCCGCTTTTGCATATTTCGATGATGTTCGAAGATTTATAGATTGCGGTTGCGATTGGAATAAGATGATCAAGGGCTAACCCGTGAAAATTACATTTGCACAACGAAATAACTATCCAAGAACCAGCTCCCCATATCAGCTTTTATATCTGATGTCCAATTTTGAGTACATCAACTTTGATACACTTATGAGTTCAAAAGAAGTTGCTGATACTTCATCAGGTTCTTGCCATGATCAAGTTATATTTGAGCTGGATGAATTAAGCAAGCAGGGCTTAAATCCAAAGGCTAAATTTCTTATTGCTGTTGATCCCAATGGTAACGGTGGCGAAACCCATTCTTTTGTATTTTATCAAGAAGATAGCAAATTATACTGGTTCGAAAATGCGTGGAAAGATTATAGAGGGATCCACGAATTTGATACCGAACATGAATTGCTTGATTTTGTATTAGATGCTTTTGCAGATCGAAACCCCGGTAAAGAAGTCTTTGTTGGTGCGTTTATTCCTGAAGAACACCATATAGGTGAGGACTTACAGACATTGGTAGATATTTGCATGGATAACGCTGTTCAGGCGTAATTTTATCTGCTAATCGTTATTATACCCATGAAACAAGTTACAATGAAACAAATAGGTTTAACACTACTATCTTATATTGTTTGTGCTGGCGTACTATTAGTTATTGCCGCATTTGATCTGCCCAGCAGAGTACCTACGGTTAGTTCTACCCTTGATCTGACCAGTAAAGAGTTTGTAAGGGTTATTTGTACTCCCACTCCACAACCTCTGCCTACTGTTGAAGTAACCCCTACTCCGACACCTGTTCCGACAACTCCGGTTGAGATACTTATTGATGAGCCAGTATCTAATCAGGAGTTTTATGATACCTGTGTGGCAAGGGGCATGATTACTCCTGCTAATGATTATGACGATAGAATTACCGCTGAACGAGGTGGGTACATGGGACCGTCAGGCAGGGAGACTTACTATAATTTAAAGATGGATCTCTGCGTATATTACATGAGGGAGCTTGGGTATGATGAAGAAGAATACCCGTACTGGATCCGTGATGACGGCGCTAAAATGCTTGGTAATTATGTGATGTGTGCGGCAAACTGGAAGATAAGACCGAAGGGGACTATTATCCCGACATCGCTCGGTGATGCCATAGTAGTTGACACAGGCGAGTTTGTGGCAGATTACCCAAACGGAGTAGATTTAGCGGTTGATTGGTAAAGGAGGAAAAAATGAACGATATTAAAGTTGGAAGTGTTGTAAAACTTTTATATTGGCAAGACAAAAAAGTACACGAGTTTACTATTACAGATATTTATTTTGAGCGATATATTTCTGATTACAAGACCATTGTAAAAGCAAAATATTATTCAGAAAAAAGTGAGTGCTGGCATAGTGATACCTTTTTCTCAAATGATTTCTTTAAGGCTATGAAAGAAGGTGCAGAAGAATGATTGATAATGTGACAACAGATAATATGTCAAATGAAGAAGTTATCGAAACCTTGAAAGGTATTGTCTTTAATGGTTTTGACAGAACAACTCGAAAAGAAAGGCAGGCTCTTGACCTTGCTATCAAGGCTCTTGAAGATAGACCGCAAAGCGAGTGGGTAGGAAATGCTTTTGATGAACATCATTGTAAAAGGTGTGGACATCCTGCCTTGTGGGAAGAAGAACCCGACGGTTATTATGCAGACAGTTATTATGAAGTTCAGTCAAACTTTTGTCCTGAGTGTGGGGCAGATATGAGAGGTAAAGAAGAATGAAGTGGTTTGGGTATGTTTGGATTGCTATTTTAGTAATAATGTGGTTAGTTTGGACAATAAAATGTATTAAGGATTTTATTACTGATTATCGTTATTTTCGTGCAAGAGGCGGACTTGATTCTGCACTTGAGTTAGAAACGAGTTGGATTATATGGATAGCAGTCCATGTAGGCGTGATTTTTATATCTTCTTTAATTTGGTTTATTTATTCAATGTGAGGTGAAGAAGAATGACAGTTAATTTACCAATGGAAATGATAGTTGATGTATATAATCTTCCTGATGATTTTGAAATACAGGTACAGCAAGCATTTGCAGAATACACTTCCGGAACATCAAAAGATTATACATATCAGGACAAATTGAGTTTTATCGACCTTGCTTCTGAATATCTTCATGGAAAAAAGGATCCGGATGAAGCCGTCAGAAAGTTAATGCACGATAAGTTTGACTACGAGCTTGATGAACAATGCAGAATTGCAGACGAGACAGATTTCTATTCTACCGAGTTTATGGAATGGTGCTATCAGGAAGGTGCTGAAAGCCAGAAGTTACATTCAAGAACATTTGAAGGAGTCAAAAATCATCACGACAGGGAAAAGATAGAAGAAATGCTGGTCAGATTTATCAAGGCAGTTATTGATTATGAGAAGGAGAGAACTTGATCCACAGAGAGGTGACAACAATGACTAAACAAGAGCATACAGAAGAATACAAGCGTGGTTTTCATTGTGGATATGAAGTCGCAAGGCAGAAGTTTAACCGCAAATTATCTAAAAATAAACCGGATAAATCCCGGTTAGTAAATTTAGCAGAAATTCCACCGAAAATTGAATGGCTGACGATAGATGATATTGGCGGTGACTATGATTCTTTTTTCTGCTCTAATTGTCATACCTCATACGATGGGTGGTCAGAGCCATTTAAGTTTTGCCCGGAATGTGGTGGTAGAAGTTCATTAGCAGATGTGAGAGGTGAAGAAGAATGACACCCGAAGAAATGATACAAAGTAACATAGATATGATAGACACTGAAATATATGATTTGCTTACTTATATAAATCGTGTTGAAGGAATACGCACTACTGGTTCATGTTTTGGGCATAATGAACGCCCTTGTATGATATGTTGCGAAGCTGATAGTATTGCAACGGTTCATAAGTTTATGCGAGATTATTTTTATAATGATGAGCTATGGACTATCCGACTCTATATTACCGATGCTCTTATTGATGATAATGACTGGGATAAAGTAGAGTTTGTTATTCAAAGTGATGCCAGATATATTGATTTTCCATCAGTAAATCTAATGGTAAATAACCTTACTTATAGGTTTTGGAAACATCAGAATTATGATACTTCACATTTGTTACTGCCAGTTGATAACTCTATAAAGTTAGAAGATGTTATTAGAGAAGTAATAATGAAAGAATGTAATGAGAATGATAAAAAGATATGAGAGGTGAAGAAGAATGACACAGGAAGAAAAAGACGAAATTTTAACAACGATTGCTCAAATACCATTATCAGATCCAACAATGGATAGTACAAGAAATCTTATACTTACATATTTAGCGGAAAAGTTTAGAGGTAAAGAAGAATGATTGAAGATGATAAGTTGATAAGAAGAACGAGAGTATATAGCGAAGAACGAAATGCTCCAATTTATAAGAATGAAGTTGTGATAACAAAAGAAGAATTTTTGGAATGTTTTAATGAATGGGTAGTCAAGCCCTCACAAGGAACCCCTGCATCATTACAGACGAAATTTCATGTTCCTGCTGATAGTAGTGGAATAGTACCTGCATAGAAAGTGAGGTAAAGAAGAATGAATATTGATTTAGGTGAAAATATTGCAGATACTATTAAAGTATCTGACTTAATACAGGTATTAAATAACTATGAACCTAATGCTGAAGTAAAGTTAATAATATACGGTTCATCAGATTATCCTTCTGCATCTCTTACTATAACCGGGGATATTATTATGACGAGTGACTGGTGATAAACCTTTTATTTATGTGGAGGGTATAGATATGGAATATCAATCATATCAGGATTTGTTTTCTCAAAAGTTCAAAAGATGTAAGTCTAAAAAGGACTATAAGAAGCTCTGCAAAGAGATGATTCATCAATTTGAAGTGATAGATCAGGTTGAGCAGAACCAATCACGCATATTCTCATCTATGCTTGGTTCCGATACTTATGTTAAAGGCATGGCATTAGCAATAAAGATGTATATGCTGGAACAACAAGGCATATCCTGTGATGTTATATCTATTGAAGATATAATCGAGCATTTTGAATAGGACTTTCTATCTTGTTTTTCTTCCACCTGAACACCCTACATCAATCCATCTGCGATGTGGGGTGTTTACTTTATATATAACCTTTTATAGTATTGATACTAAATCGCTTTATTAAATACTTTTTCTTAAAGCGGTAGGCACAATTTAATAAAAGACGAAATACCACATCACAAAACACTTTTTTGGAGGTACTTAAATGGCTATTTCAGAAAAAATCGAACTTTTAGGCAAAGGTCTGTATAAAGACATTCCCGATGTTCTCACATTAAAGGCGCTCCCAACGGCTTCTGAATTGGATTATGTCGGCGGCGAAGATTTTTACGCTACTATGTTAGATAGTATCTTCCCAGCGGCAATCGAAGAACAGTTCAACTACCGTAATCTGTTGGAAATTGATTTCCATTGGATTTGCAGATGTTTGAGGATGCTTAATTACGGATATTATTACACTACTAATAATATTATTTGCTATGATTGCAGACAAGTTTCTCATGGAGAATATCAGGTTGATTTACGCACTATTGAAGTAAAAGCGTTGCCTTCAGGGTTTGTGAATAAGATGACAATTTCAAAATCCGAGTTCATTGATTTTGATGGTGATATAGTCATTTCACTCCCTACCATTCAGGATATTATTAACGCAGATAAGGACACCCTGTTTGTGGATAAGAATGGAGATACTAATAGAGAATTATCTCGTGTCTGCTATATGATTAAGAGTATTAAAGGAAATAGCTTAATGGCTGTTCCTGAAATTAAATACGCAATCCAGCATGATCTCTCTCCTGCGGATTTCTATATACTGAAAAGTCGTGCTAACGAATTAACTGACTACGGGCTTCGTGCTGGCGGTTCTACTGTTTGCCCGAAGTGCCATAGTCCTCATGGTGGTTTTATGGCTTTGATAGATGACCGCTTTTTTCGCCCGACCTTGGGAGATCTCCGGAGTTGGAAATCAGATCGTAATGCCAAGGTCGCAGATAAATCCGCAAGCACAACAAGTGTTAGTGGGGGAGGAATGGAAATCTTTCCATCAAATGCGACAACACAAGTATGAACGGATAATTGAAGAAACAGTATATATTGCAAGGGCATCAGAAGGTGCAATTAGCGCTGAATGGATAATGAAACAACCCATATTTGTACGAGCTAAATATGTAAAAGAACTCGATGATGAGATGAAAGAACGGCAAAAACAATTAAACAAGGGAGCGACAAAGCAGTAATACATGCCTGATCCTAATGACCAACAACAGATTACAAATCCTACTTATGATCCCTTTCAGGATCAAATAAGACCACGCAATACTGGTGATCCGGCTCTTGATGCCATATATTATTTTGCTGATACTATTAGAACTAATCCTAATTTCAGCAGAAACTTTAATGCACCAAGACAATCCCAGTCAAATGTATCTGCTCAAAGCAAGTGGACATTCGGTAATAGAAATGGATATGGTGGAGGTAGACGAAACTCATCAGGCGGTTTGCTTGATGATTTTGAAGCTGGCATTAGAGATGGTTTATTAGATTCTCTTGCTGGTGGTAACTTCAAGGCTGGTATTCAGGGTGCGTTATCCGAGTTTACCAACAAGTTCGGATTTCAACTTAAAGATTTACCTAATCAATACGGTAAACATCTTGGAAAATTATTATCAGAAACTAAATTAGCCAAAAATCTTGGTAATAAACTTTCGGGATTAGCTGAAAAGTTCTTAACCAAAGCATTAGGTTCATCCGAAGCTGGTTCTATTATGAACGCCTTTAAGGGTGGCGCACAGAATCTATTAGGTGGCGGCGGTGGCGGCGGTCTATTAGGCGGTGGTGGTCCTAATGGTCCTTTAACCAATGCTAATGCTGAAAAGTTATTCGGTAAGTTTGATAAGTTCTTCTCTAATATTGGCGTTGGCGGTGGAATTGCTATTGCCGTATTTATTGCTTGCATGAAACCTCTCCTTGAAGGAGCCACAGACTTCTTCAAGTCTTGGGGTGCCGCTGTTATGCGTGACGAGAATGAGCGTAAGAAGAAACTGGAGAACGCTCAAAAGAGATTAAAAGCCGATTTAGAGTATATTGCAAAAGAACCGTTTGAAATTCTCAAAAAGGGTGCCGAAGAATGGTATAACACTTGGGATGCTAATCTTTCCAAGGTAGCATTAACGCAGGGTTACACCAAAGAGGGAGTGTACGAGTTATATTCTTCTATTGCGGAAAACCTCAATGCTAATGGATTAGGTAAGGTTATCCCGGCTACTGATGTTGTCAATAATCTCGGTAAGATCCTTGAAACTGGTTTAAGTGGTGCAATAGCGGAAGCGTTTGCATATGAATCTACTTGGTTATCAGCCGCAATTCCTACGCAAGATTTTACTTCTTATGCTTCTACTTATGCCCAAGTTGCAAGTGACGCTATAAATGCTGGGTTAAGTCAGGAAGAAGCTATTGCGTATGCAAATACCCAGTTAGAAGAATTTGCAAGTAACTTATTGTATTCAAGCAGAACTCTGACAGGTGGTTTCACTACTGGATTAAAAGATGCTCAATCTTTATTCCAAAATGCGGTAGAGATAGCACAAACGGCTAAAACTCATAATGTTTCTGAAATTTCGGGTGTACTGACTTCCGTATCAGGTGTAATCGGATCGGTAGCACCGGATCTCGCACAAGGATTAGTTCAGAACATTGTTCAGGCGGCTATTGGTGGTAACGATAGTTCAATCGTTGCTTTGCGTTCTCTTGCTGGTATTAACGCTGGCAATACAGACTTCTTACGCCAAATGGCGCAGGATCCACAAAGTGTATTTGTAAATATTTTCCGTAATCTCGGTGAAATGCAGAATATGTCACCGACTAACTACATGGAAGTTGCTGAAGGGCTTTCATCTGTATTCGGTGTAGATATGAAAGCACTGGCAAGGGTTGATTTTAACCAACTTGCCGAAAAGATCTCTACAATGCAGGTTAATACCAGTTCATTAGCCGAGAACTTGGAGATCTTGCAATCCGGTCAATCCACATTAACCGCTGATCAGTTAAGGTATCAGGAAATCAATAATGATATTCTGAATAATGGTCTTGCCTATGTCATTGATAGCGAATACGGCAGAATGATTCAGGAACACATGTGGGAAGAGCAGATTGCTAATCAACTCTCTGAAAATGAGTATGCGGTTAATCTGCAAGGTTCTGCATTAAGCCTTCTCGAAGGTTTACGCCATACAGTTGCTAACATTTTGAGTTTCTTGAATCCTATCGGTTGGGCGGCAGATAAGGTTGCTCAAATATGGGTTGTAGAGAACGAGAGAAAAGAAAATACTCGTCAGATTGCAGACATTCTTGAAAGAGGTGCGGTTGGCAGTAATGCTTCTTCATTTGCGAACCTTACTAATGTCTCCGGTGCAGACTTGCAACTTACAAGATCATTAGTAGAGCTGATGGGCGGTAAGGATCTTAAATCTGCTTATCGAGAAGCCGCACGAATGGCTACTGATATTGCCAGCGGTATTGGTAATCCATTACTTGCTTTCGCCGCTGGTGTTATCAATGAACAAACTGGTGGTATTGGTAATAGTAGAGTAGGTAATGTCCTGTTAGGTCCGTCATCTTGGAATAGAGGCGTTAATGATGTAGGTGGCATGGCTGGTATGTTTGGCGATTGGCTTGGCACACCCACCATGACATCAACTGGTAGCATAGCCAGCCGAGTTTCTAAATACTCCGGCTTCAATGTGGGCAAGAGCGTAGTATCTTCCGCTGGCGTTTACAGTGGCACTACTGGTAGTCCCCTTACGGCAAGTGAGGTGGCGGCTTCATTTGCTACCGATAAGACTATCCTTCAAGATTTCATCAATAGTGCGGCAACTGCCGCCGAAACTATGACTTATGCAGAGTATTTAAAGACTGCAAAGGATCATGGTATTGAGGATATTCAAACCGCATTAGACGATTATGGTATAACCCCTGAAACATTAGAGGGTTACTTTGAAGAATACCGTAGTGGTATTAGCGGAACCAAAGAAGAAGAACGCAAGCAGAATATTCAGGATTTTATCGAAGAAAATCGTGCTTTTTGGGATTATACTTCGGGATCCAGTGGAATATTCCAAACCGCTATGTGGTTGCCGTTCTTTGGTGATGGTAGAAAATATGATACTCGCATGGATTCCGTTGATACCGCATTGGCAAATATCCAATCCCAGTTAGGTAATCAGGATAGGCATACTGTAATAAGCGGTATTGAAGAATTGAGCCGTAAACTTGGTGATGATTCATCTCATACTGTTATTAGTGCATTAGAAACTATGCACGAAACATTCACAGATACTTTTGTTGATACTTCAAGTGTATTCCAGCGTTGTTTAGCTGACTGGATCAGATACATAGCAGAATCAAAAGAGTACACAAGCACAATAGATAAATCACAGGCTTGGAATGATTTTAAGTATGCAGAGCAGGATCAGCGAACCGAAGCTACTCTTGCATTGGCTAACGCACTCCAAGTATTTAGCGCCGAGGAACTTCAAAAGATGGATCCTCAATTACAAGCCAATGCGTTGCTTGGCGAAATCGTAATCATATTACAGGCTATCATGCAACAAACCAATACTCCGGGCGGCTTGAACTTGATAGATGCCATCAGTGCCATGAGCGTAGGAATGACTAAATAACACCTTTTATTTATATAAATGGAGGAATAACTAAATGCCACATTTTATTACATTTTCAGTTGCATCCACTAATATCTTCCCCTTGGTAAATTCTAAACAAGGTGGTCAGTATGCTACTGAATACAATCTTAAAGCAAGGGAAATGGTAGCTACTAACCCTAATGTTAAGTACGCTATCGGTCCTTCATTTATTCATAGTCTTGACGATTTTAAGGTAAAGCCGCTGGAAGATACGGATATTCCTTTATACTCCACGACTTCAAGATACGCAAAAGGTGATTATTGCAGATATAACGGCAACGCTTATATCTGTATTGCCAATATCACTACTCCTGAAGAATTTAATCCCGATCACTGGAAACAGACAACCCTTACGGCGTTACACTCTGTAATACAGATTGATCCCGGTAGAGCTGTAATAAACGGACACTTTGTTGAATCATTAGCTCCCATGATGATTGACTTGAACGCTACTAATGCCGAGTTGATCCAGCAAGCAAAAGAGCCGTTATACGGTAATCTGTCTATTGGTATTAAATCGTACTTCAGTACCAATACTACTATGGCAGGATCTATGCTCGTAGAAAATTCTGACGGTATGTATATCGGTGTCCAACTGGTAATTGAAAAATCCGCTAAATTCAAGACACCCGATATGGTTCCTGCATTAGAACAAGCAGGTACGGCTACGGCTGATGTTAAGCTGGCTGACTTTACCTATGTTAATGGTGTCGTAACTCCTGAAAGTATCAAGATGAATCCCGAAGCAACGAGATATATCCCTTCGGATAGAATTACCGATTTCGACAATATTCTTTCCAGTAAATATGTTACTTCGGCAAATCTCGTAAATGGCTGGTTCTATACATTTTCAGGAACATCAAAAGACTGGTGCAATTCTACTGACAGCCTTATGGTTTGGGATGTTGATTCTATTCATCATACAACTACAACTAAACCCTATGGTAATCAAGCCGAGTTCGCTACTGATAATGATGGTAATGTTCATCTTATTGTTCCTCATAAGCAACAAGACGGATTCGTTAATGATAACGGTGATAGGCTCTATTATGCTAATAGAGATATTCGTTTCCCTACGGCTAATTTTGATGAGGGTAGTTCAGGTATAGTAACTGCTGAATATACTAATAAGATTAAAGATGTTGAAAGAATAATTAAGACATACAAAGAGTTTACTAATGGTAAACAGATCATTTATTGGGATAGATTAACAGTAACTTCCGAAGGTGATAGCCTTAAATACACTCCTGAATTTCCTGTTGATATATCTCAATTCAATATCGGAGATTACATTTTAGTCCGTGAGGATTATACGATTTCAAATGTAGAGGGATTAAGCTCTGCTCCTTCTACTATGTATTTTATTGTTCCCGGAAGAATCTCTGATCTGTACTCCAAAGATATGAAAACCACTAAACCATCAGGGTGTCATCTTGGAATAACACAAGTGTGGTTTGAGGGTGAGAGGGGTGTACCTGTAATTGATCCTGCTAATCCCGAAAATAATAATCCTAATGATGAAGAACTTCGTTCTATGTTTAAGTACACCAACTACTATGGAACCGAGGGTGATTATTTTGAGATTGAGTGGCATTACAGTGACGAATTAACAAACCCTGAACATGCTGAACCTTTACACTTCTATTATCCAGTAACGATTACCAGCCTTAAAACTTGGTCAGATCCTATACTGATTACTGGTGGAATACCTTTGGCAACGGATTCGCAGATTGGCGGTTTCTATAATGTAACGAGTAGTTCAGACTATACTGACGGTGGATATGTCTACCTTGATAACACCGGACATCTTCGCCTTATGGATTACTCATTACTTCGTTCAGGTGCTTTGGCATACCAGTTAGGTGAAACCGTTACTGTTCCTACTAATTCTACACTGGCGTACATTCAAGAGTATCTGAATGAGTATGTAAATGAGAGAGTAGCATTTAAGTCAAATGCTGTCTTAACATCAACCCCCACAATGATTGATATTTACATCACGCTCCCGAAAGACGGTGGTGGTACATTAAATCTGTTCAAGATTGATTCAAGATTTAATACTGGTGTCTATCTGCACTTCTTGTCTGATGATACCACAGCGAATTTCAGTGATATTATTATCAACATTTCAGATTGTCAGAAGGTTAGGATTGATGATTCCGTTACCACTTGGGTAAACGGTCCTATGATTAACATATTCAGATCTGAATTATATTACAGTGCGAGTGTTATCAACTACATTAGAACTTGTGATATAAATAGCCAGCGTGAAGTTATGTTTTCCTCTTATACTGATTTTACTGGATTTGATAATTTATCACTTTGGTATTCAAGATTTAAGGTCACGGATCCTGAACTGGTAGTAAATGGCATGGAAATATTACAGCCTGATGTATCTATCACAATACAGAATATTGATTTTTGGAGTGAAGATGTAGCAAACGATAACCATTACTCGGTTGCTTTGCGTAGCATTACAATGAGTGGTAGCGGTTCAATTACTGGTTGTAGCCTGTATGTATCTAATAACTCAACACAGACTGTCAATACTACCCAGCATATTATTATTGGTGGCGATTTCGAATTACCTCAAAGTAATAATCTTAATTACCCTGCCGCTTGTATTGACCACCCCCTTAAAGTTACTGGTACATTTACTACGGCATATTTGGATAACACCCAAGCTCACTGGATTACTACTGAAACAACATTTACAGCCGAAACGGGAACATATGTTCCTGCTACTGGAATGGGTAATGGTGAGATAGTGTTCAATTCTAAAACAGATTTACTTGATACACGATATACTAATGTTAGCGTAATAGATGCTTGGTATCCGGGTTCATACCATATCTTCTATGGAGGAACGACTTGGAATGTTGATACACGACATAATTAAAATGAAATATGTCAATCTTGGTTATATCAAGAAGAACTATCCTTATCATTTAATCTCCGATGAGGAAATGTTTAATGCGTTCATTGATTTAGGAAATGCCGAATTTAATGAGCGTACCACTATGATTGATCCTAATGTCAGGCTTTTTAACGACTACTATCCAAACCCTTTTGCTGAAGATGACTACATCTATGAGAAGAAGAACTCTAACGGTGAGGTTGTAGAACGAATAAGTCTTTCCGAAGTCTATTCTACCTTAAAATCGTATATCATCTCCTGCATACAGAATTATCTTGCTGGTGCAGGGGCATTACCTAACTGGGTATATACTTATATGTTAGGCGAAGTCATATACAATAGTTCTGAATATTTGGATATTCAGGATCTATTAACGGCAATAGATAGTTTTAATATTGATAACGAATTTACACGGGAAGCTTGTGTAAAGTGCTTTATAATAAGTTTAAGGTATGTATCTACTGGCACCGTTACAAGACCGCCTACAATTTTTGGTGAGCCACACATAATCAAGATGTTAAGGACAGGTAAATAATATGCAATACCTTACAATGTCAAAAGATATGACTTTATCAAAACTTTCCAGCATTGTAGGAGAGCGAAATGTTGATACTGTTCTTAATGCTAACAGCCTTGAACGCTGTGTGAATGTGGGTAAGGCATTTTCAGATCGTAACAAGCAGATTATCAGTGATTATGGTAGTGCTGGAGTGGACTATCAGACAAAACTTAATATCCTTAATCAGTTTGTAGGGGATTCCGATATTTATGAAAAGGCGGCATTGGGTACAGAAGATGATTGGGTAACATTATCCCAGTTTAACTGTTTTACTGATGCTTTGAAAATTCCTGATGAGGTTAAATTACCCCCATTTGAAGGACTTTTAGGGAATAGCGAACCTGTTGATACCACTGTATATGACGAGTGCGTTGATTCTCTGCTAAATTCTATAGATCATGTTATTAACCCATCAATATTTACTCAACACGAGATTTCCTACACACAGGGTAGCTACGGTATTACTAATACTGGTGTAATCTCCGAAGGGGCATGGCTGAACGATTTTGTTTTTCCGAAAGATATATTTTTATATTCTTCTTTAACTGACGAGG